CCTAATGTGCTAGCGCGAAACATTCTCAATTGCATTTGTTACAAAACTGCGTCAGACTTGGCATGATTCTTGTCTAATGCAAGCCCTGTGCCAACAAGTAAAATGGCGCAAGATGTTAAAACCATCCAAAACGCTCTACAAGCCGTTTTAAGGCGCGTTTGCCTTTTGGTAGTACCTTGGCCCATAAAAATATAGATCACGGCTTTTTACTTTTCACGCCAAAGTTGGCATGATTTTTGTCGGGAGGTATACCCATAGGGGTATCAGTATGAAAATGCCTATACCTTAGAGGGTATCCCCACATTTTCCGCATACCCTTGCCAGTATCAATTATCAGACAAGTGTACAGCAATTAGCTTTTGCCATTGTCCGTCAATTGCTTTGCATGGTCAGACGATACAGACAACAGGCATATATAGACAGAGAGTGCCTGGGTGAACACTTGTACACTGATAGGCTTGCTTTGTGTCTATTGTGTAATATGGTGAATGCTATATAAGGAGAGGGACAGAAAAGACGTTTACAATCCAGATACAAAACAGTCACGCACTGGTGAGCATAAGACTAAAAACATGCTAAAGTATTCACATACCAAGCAAACAAGCCGACAAGGCTAGGAGTGGACAAAATGAAAAAGCCTGAATACATGACTTATGGCGAATTCGCCATTATCTCTAAGATTGTCGAAACAATCTTAGCCAATGGCCACACTATAAGCGTTTACGACGGTGAATGCTTTACGGTTAAAAAGTCTAGCGATATGGAGTGTATCCTTGGTGCAATGGCCACAACAGGGAGCGACATGTTTTGGGTGCGGGATAAGGCTAATAACTTTCTTGGCGGCATTACTTTTCTTTACGGTAATGCGTCAGATGGTGGTGAGGTAGTATGTGATTGCACAGACAACGCCTATATGTGCGCCCTGTGTGATTTGAAACCTGTTTACATTGTAGGGGAGAAATAAACATGTTTGGCGGGTTGATTGCATTAGCTGGTTTCTGGTTTGGCTTTTTCACTGGTCAGCCGTTTGTCTGTGCTTGTGCTTTGATTCTGATTTACTTTGCAGTGTTCGGGAGTGTTGATTATGAGTGACACCAAGCTTTATGCAATGGTGGGAGTGGAGCAAGTAGCAGTTATCTCTTGCCATTCTTCAAGTGTTAATGGTTGGAAAAGACTATTAACTAAGAAATACGGCAAAGGGATAAGATTTATTATTATTCCTTTATAAAATGTCTATGCCCTAGTTTATAGGGCATACATCCTAGGGCATTTAATCAAGTGTTTTAGAATGTATTCAGACAACAGACAAGGGGGCATTATAAAATGCTGATTTATATTCTCGTTGTATCCTCGGCATGCGTTATCCTGCCTTTCCTTAATGGGCGGATAGATTTAAATGTTTCAGAGACAAAGCAGGCTAAAATCTTGCGTATGGGCAGGCTTTTGCAAGCCTATAAACAGACTGCAAATGCCGACTATCTGCAAGTGGCACAAGTGGTGGCGCATGAATTAGTAAAGCTTGGCGTTATCCTTTCCCCGACAACAAAAGCAAAGCTTTTGGGAGTGTATTAACATGAAACAGGTTTATTATATTATCCTGACGGATATGTTTTGTGGTGAATTGAATTACGGCAATGTTTCCCGCTTTGCTGTAATGGCCACAACAGAACGTGGCGCGGCCTGTGTTATGGCGCGTCATACTGGGATAGGCTATCGCAAACAGTATGATGGTGTTTGGCATTCTGAAACACTATTAAGCGCGCTTGATTTTCAATCTACGGAATATATGAGTGATGCTGAATTGTCGCGCTTTGTTCCTGTTAATTTTTGAGGGGTGAATAACATGCAAATCACAACAAACAACAAACCCCGTGAACTGATTTACGGATTTAACCTCACAGAACAGGAATATCAGGATTTTGATTATCTCGGAGAATATGGCTCCGATGATATGCAAATGGCGCAATTCCTGAGATATAAAGGGGAGGTATATTATCTTGGCGATTTTGTCAGGATTGAAAAGCCTAGCGAACCGCATATCCCTTTTGGTCATTGCTTGATTGATGAATTAGACCCATTAATAAAATGGGATGGTATTCTCACAGAGACATTCTTTTCAGGTATTGTTATTAAATGGGCGGATGATAATTATGAGACAGTTATTGTCGGCAGGGGGATTGTATAATGTCACAATCTAAAGCCGACAAGGCGCAAACCCTGCTTTTAATGCAAGCTTTGCAAGAGACGCAACAAAAGCCGGTTATTGCGTCGAAGGATGGGAAACGGTATCTAAAACTGAAAAAGGGGAATTGATTATGGGCTTTATTCTTGTTGTGGGAAATGTAGGGACGTTCACTTTTGAATGTGAACAGGAGGCGCGAAAAGACTTTAATGACTGGTATACAGTCATTAAGCAAGGGAAAAACAATCGCGCTGAATCATTGGAATTAATCGACGACGATACGGGAGAGACGCTGGAAAGTGTCGATAACGAGGAGGTTTTATTGTTGTCCGGTTGGGACTGGTATGAATATGAAATATCAGAGCATTACTTGTCCGCTATGATTAACGACGATTGGAGCGGGTTAGAAGAACAGGAAGAACGAGAATTGAATGACTTCCTTGAATCACTCCCCTTTACTGGCGGGCATTGGGCGATTGTCGAAGGGGGAGAGAATGAATTCGGCTTGTGTGATGTTTCAGGAATGCGCGCTAACACTGAGGCAGTACGATTGATGTTTAAGAGAGAGGAGAGCGTATAGCAGAATACCGCTTAAAAGCCCCAACAAGCCCCTTTACGGGGCTTTTTCATATCCTGATTTTACATTGTCTACTGTCACATTCCACGCTGTAGTTCTCTCCCCTAGCAAATACCATGCCAACTAGGCAAAATCGCATAAAATCGACGATCGGCTAGTGGGGAGTACCTTTATACGTCTCCCCCTCTCCCCGCCTAGAATCGCCTTCTAGGGCCATTCCTGAGCCTGTTCGTTTTTCCCTTTCCCTTGGTTTTCTTGTTTTATGTGGAAATAGGACATTAATATACGTTTGTATTGGTATGCTTTTTGATTTTAACAATTGTTTACAATTACCGAGTTTATCCTGCAAATAACGTGCCAAAAAGGCTAAGCTTTTATACGCTAATTTCGTGCCAATTGGGTTTGGTTTGTTGTCGATCAAGGTATGAAATTATTCTATGGAATGCGACCGATTAATAGATTTTTGTTATTGTGGTGACAGGGAATATAAGTCAATCAATTGTTTAAGATATAGGTTATAAAATAACCAACGGAAGGATTACAATTCTTTTTCGTTATGAATCAATGATTGGCATAGATTTTGTATAAGGTTTTATTGTTTGATAAGTGTCGAATAGTGTTATCAGTATCGAATTGTTTGATGATTGTCGAATAGTTTTAAGAGTGTCAAAGTATTGTCAATTGCATTGGCTGGGTATTGTCAGGAGCATGTCAATTCGATTGTTCGATTATTGTCAAAGTGTGAGTAGATTCTTATTTGCTATTGTCAAAGACTATCAAAACCAATTATTTGTTAAACTGGCACCCTATATAGGAGTAATCACGTATCGTGTATGTGTCCATAGTCGGCATCCGTTCATCAATCGGCATCCTCCCCACAAGAATCACGAGACGGGTTATCCTTGCAATCAGGGTGTAAGATCGACCAACAAAGGCATCGCCAAGCGGTAAAACCTGCAATTGAAACACTTTGAAATGGTACTTAACATAATAACCGTTATGTGACATTCAAAACGGGGTTAGATATACGGCAAAGATAGGGCTTTTTCTAGGGGTGGGGCTGGACTTCACTTAACGCATACAGCTACTTTTTGAGATTTTGAAATACCAATCAAGATATATTTCACCAGACATCCCTAGTGAATTACAAATTATCTTCATTATTTTCTACAAAAAAAAAATCCCCGTACAAAAAGTGTAAGAGGATTCATAAGCGAGCATATTAATTTATTAAATAATTACAACGCTACAGAAAGGTTGGATGTATCTGCATCAAAGTAATTCAGTGTCTCAATTAGAGCTTTTACTGCACAGCCAATTTCCTCTCTATTTTGTTTATTCTTACCATTGAAATACCTACTAGATAGGTTTAGTTTCTGCATTAAGTGAATTGGTTTCACTTTTTCATTAACAAAAGTCAGTGTTTCACCACTTGGTAATCTTATCTCCCCATCCAGTATGTAGTAATTAATACGTTTAGGTTCTGTCGTAAGAGCCTCTTCCAAAGTCATTCCTTGGCGCATCCTCCTAGTATTGACTGCACTGTAATCTTTATTAAACTTTCTGCACAACCCTTCAAAACTATCGAAATAAGTAATTCCGTTAATCACCCATTCCTTTTTATAAAGATTCTCCACCTCTTTCTTAGCTGCAAGGATGTCTAATCTACCGTCAGCATCAGTAGCTGCCCTGTCCCATATCCCGTCACCAATCTTCATGGCAGACATGCACCTAGCCTTTGTTGGCCACCAAGTACCAGTACAAGATGAGTTGGTTGTGACAAAGCTATACTTTCCGTCATACCATTTATGACCACTCATTATTTCTTCAACAGTCCACCCACTTCTAGTTTTGGTAACAACATCCTCTTCTACCAAACCCTTCTCTTCAACAAGTTCTTGCATTGATATTTTGGTTCCATAGCACTCATATTTCTGTTCGATGTAGGATAGCCATTTTGAATAATCCTCCCCTGTTTCCAGTTTGTATTCATATTCAAATAACGCATCTTCAAGACACAAACCGTTATTCACTCTGCTGTATATATTTCCAAGGTGAGGTTGTACAGAACCAAACTTCCTCTCAATCACTTCCGCTAAAGGTACACCAGCTTCGTTATATCTGGTTCGCTTAGTGTTACGTTGATTCCCTTTACGGCACACCCATCTTAGATTAGAGATGTGATTATTGAACCTATCTCGGTCGATATGGTCTACAATATTCTTTGTTTCTCTTTCTTCGGGGGTTCTAGGAAGGAACGCCTCAGCCATAAGTCTATGCACTCTGACAAGTTTCCTCTTTCCAGTAGAATCATCGCTAAGATTTACGTAGTAATAGTCATTTCCTTTGAGACCTGACTTTAAAACACTAACATCCTTCCAGTGCTTCTTATCCCAAACCCTGCCGCTATCACTCACCATATAACGATTGTTCCACCCTTCAATATCTCTCCATGTACAATAAGTCATACAGCGTCTCCATTAAATCTCACGTCTTCAATTCGCTTCTCCAACCACATAATATACTCACACATCATCTCTATTTGCCTGTTCATCCTAAAATCTGTCCGTCCTGCTTCTTCCTCCCTATTGGCCTTATATTCATTCAACCAATACAATTGACTTAGATCGAATGTCCCTTCCTCAAGCTGATATTTCCATTTGTTACGTTCTTCCAATACATTGTATGTCATATTACTTTTCCAATAAAAAAAAAAAAAGCCAAACACATTACATGCTGGCTTTATAAATTAAACAATTGTTTTAGATGTTACGGCTTATTTGCTTCCATCAAGTCATGCTTAGTCAACAGTGGTTCCACTTTTTCTCGTATCAAGCTCTCCATATAATACTCTCCAGAATCACAAGGAGAGTGTCCGCATGTGAGAGGAGAAGCATGACCATTCATGCTGTCGCCACACATACAGACACCTGATGGAATACCAACGTGAACATACAAGTCGTAGATGTCCTTGATAATACCTAGTAGCATATCTGAATATGCTTCCGCACCCTTCAACCCACTCCACACAACTGATATTTCATTGCGAAGCTGTTGCTCTGTCGTATATCTATACATTTCACACCCCCCCACATCCACCATTACGTGCAGCACAATCCAGAGAAGACCAAGGACGATGCGTACCATAACGCTGACGCTGTTCAGCCTCTTCCCACTGTTTATTCAGTTGTCTCGCTCTTGGAGATGAGGGTGGCGGTGTAAATGACACACATCCCATCTTTTCAATCAACATTGAATATGCCTCCTCTCTAGTATTGCCAAAAGCTAAGACGGAACACTCAAGAGTCGACGAATTATAAGGGCTGCTACACCACCATTTACCATTCATACGGAAGAAGTGGAATTTGCTACTCATACTTCTCCCCTTTCAACCATATCAAGATATTCCGTAATAGCCCCATACACAGCTTGATACGGACTGTCGTATTCACCAAAGCTCCCAGCAATCTCTCGATCCAGAGACTCCACATCGAGCCAATATACGTACTTATTGTCAGCATTCAACCTGTTCTTCAGTGTAGCTTTGTTAGAACACAACATACAAATAGCTATATTGAGCATACCCTGTAGGTCATCGTTCTGTTGTTCCAATGCTTCCATCTGTTCTGACAACAACTCAGCATTCTTGATAATTTCAGAGATGTTTCGATTAGTCATGTTGTTTCTCTTTCCTAAACACAAAATATATTACAATTCGTACAATAGCTATTGCTACAGCTATAGGCCACAGGAATGAAGCCATTAATATAGGAGTTCGTTCCAACGTCGTATTCATTGTAAGATATGTATCACTTGCTACTATTCCCCAGACGTACAGAGAGGATAGAAGCAATGCTAGAACGTATGTTGTCATTTAGTTTTCTCCGCGTTGGCGATGGCATCGGATGCCTGAATCATTATTTCAGGAGTTATTTCACCACAGCTATCAGCTAGCGCCATTGCCCGTAGTGCTGCCAGCAGTTCATCCCGCTGCCGTTCCACTCTCCCACCCCTCTCATTCGCTCGTGCAAGCTGTCGTTGCAATTGTATTACAGATTCAGTCATGTTGTGTTTTCCTACGCAGGTGTGACGGCTATATAGCAATCGTTTGTTGAACTTACAGAAGGGAATGTAGCACACACGTTTTATTGTTGTCAACAACAGTGCGTGCTTTTATTTTATGAAGGAGGGCGTATAAATACGCTGGATGTAGCGGATGTGAGAAATTATTCTTGTTCAAATTCCCTGAACAGATGTTTAATCTTGAACACAATATCCTGATCTGTCAAACTTCCATCTGTAACAGTGTCATGTAATTCATCAATCAGCTTTGTTAGCTTCGGTGTCATAGCCAACAGATATTCATTGATGTTCATCATCCCATTGATTTCGTCTGTAATATCTGTCTTCTTGCCATTCAGCTTGTGTTTTCGGTAATACGTGTATTTAGACATACTTTCTTCCTCTATCGTAGTGTGTGTGGAATCCCAAAGGATGTGTTAGCTACGTGTTGACCCTTACGTGTGGCACTTGCACGGCACGTTGCATCACCAGAAGCAGCGCCATCCTGACTATACGTCCTCACCGTATACTTCCCCTTGCCACACTCCTCGTCAATGTACGCTTGTGCTGCTGCCCTACTACGTGTCTTGATGAATACATATTGTCCCAAGCAATTCACATAGAAATACTTGCTAAGGATTTTCTTTTCTTCCTTTGCTTGCTGGTATTCATCAAAAGATAGGGTGATTGTTTCAATTGGTTTGGTCATTTCATTTCCTCAAACAATTTAGCATTCAGTTCATCCAGCTTATCAGCTATGGCCCGCATGAATGGCGAGGTGAAGTATCCGTTATTCTCCCCCTCTGTAACATACACCCATCCGCATGAAACGTCAAAGACAATCTCACCAATACGGTACTGTTGGCCAGTCCATACACCATAGCAGAATCTACTACCTAAGTCTTGCTCAACAAACTGAATGTTCACATCCCTTCCCTCTCATCTTACACGCTATTTCTGAAAGCTCTTCTAAAGAGAAGCAAACACCATCAGCAGGTGTGAACAACAGGCGTTCTCCTGTCACAGAAGGGGAGATGCTTCCGATTGTGTATTTGTTGCTATTCCTAATCACTTCAATAAACACATCGTCTTCAGCATAGTCGTGGTAGATGAAACTCAACTTCTCACTCATATCCATAATTCTCTTTCAGGTATTGTTCAACATCTTGCACAGGGATTTCAATTGTGTATGGGACGTAGGGGTCGTTGTCTGCCCACCCATCCTCTCCATAATTGATTTCACAAGACAACCAACAAGGAATGATGAACATCTGCAATTCTTCGTCGTATTGCGTGTTGTAGAATGCCGGGTCACAGAGCTTGTCCTTTGTTTGTTCACAATTGTTCCATTTGTCAGCTTCATATTCCCATAAGGCTTCTAAAGCACACATGATAGCTTGATTATATTCAAGCATTCCTTTGATTGATGTGAAAGACGTATGCAACATACTAGCCTCCTCGTGTTGTTAGATACACTCGCGGCTTCAGCCCCGTCAGGTTAGTGAAGTCTCGTTTAGCTGATTCAATATCACAATCCAAATCACCCAAATCTTCAATCTCTGTCCAAGAATAATCCCCACTACAACGAATTGAAATACCGAACAGCCCTTCTCCACCGCCATCGTAATAAGGGGAGAGGTCTTGAACAGGATGATATTGCTCATCCATCACTTTTTCTTTAACTTCCTCATCAACTTCGTCATAGGGAAGTCCAACAACAATTTCAGCCCAGTAATACATACCCATATCATTCTCCAGTAATGAAGCCGTCCTTGGCTTGTCTGTGCTAGTCTTCAGGATAGACAATATCTTCAAGTTTTACAACGTTGCGTTGTTTTATTTGGTCATGTTTTCCATCAGAACCTTGTTCTTTCAAAGATTCTCGAATCTTGTTCATTTCAGCTTCCATCAGTTCATTTCTCTTTTCGTAACGTTCGGTAAACTCTTCTGCATCCATCCAGAATGTCTTCCCGTTCATCATAGCATCAAGCTCGTCTTCCGTAAAGAAAAACTCATAGGCATCTCGCAAGACATATTCGCAATGCTTTTTGTTGTGAACAACTTGGTCAAATGCGTCGTGTGTCTTCTGATATGGTACACCAAAACTGGCAGAATGGAACATGAAGTCAGTATACTGGTGTAACTCGTAGCTGCTTGCTGACAAGATTGGCAATGTAGCAGCACTGCTAAGATTTCCTGTAGCACAAACATGAACAGGACACTTACACTTATCCATAGCATGTAGCAATGTTACAACAGCATCCAAACTTCCACCGGGGCCACAGATATGAAGCTCTACGAGGTCATTTTCTTCTGCCTGTTCCAGCACTTCAAGTGTATGAATGAAATCTTCACTACTTGTGTACTCGCCGTACAGTCGGCACTTAAACTTCATGCTGATTTGTTGTTCGGCAGAGACAACAAACGGGTTTACGTATCCATTACCAATCTCACTTCCCATTTTACGAGACGGGGAATAGTGCTTTGTAGTCTTAATAGTTGTGTACATATCATCCCCCATAAATTTCAAGAACGCGCTTGCTCAGCTTTCCACGCATATTGTCATCTGAAGTCATATAAATAACATTCATGTCCTCTTCCAAGCAGCACCCATTTTTATCTACGATTTTGGAAACAAAATCAGTAAAGCCGTCTACACGCTTACGATGAGCGTAGGTCTGTTTCTTGTCCCCAAGTACAACAAACTTACTGGTGTCAGAAGCACGTTCCAGTAGCATCTTCATTGTCATCGGAGACAATGTTTGTGCTTCATCAATAATGATAATACTGTCGTAGAATGTCTTACCAGCAATGAAGTTAGGCACAGTGAATGTAATACGCTTACGCTTCTCTTCGTATTCTAGCTTTGTAGGAGACATGAAGTCGTGGAAGATACTTCGCATCACTTCAAAATGTGCCTGAAGCTTCGTATTCTGGTCGCCAGTTAAGAAACCGATCTGATCGTCACCATATTCAGCAGCAGACTTCACAAACACGATGTTCTTATATTGCCCTTCTTTCAATAGTTTCAAAGCTGTCCAGATAGCTGTTGTACTCTTCCCACATCCGCTTGAGGCTTGTACGGCTGTCAGTAGGTTGTACTGAATACTACGGACAATCTGTTGTTGTGTTGGTGTAGGCTTGAACCAGCTAAGGTTGAAGTCTTGAGACTGGCTCATATTGTCCTGAGCAATCCCCTGTTCCCCCTTCTGTTGTCGTGATTGACCGTTCTGGGGCTTCACTTTCTGTGTGTAACGTCTTGCGTTGTTGCTCATAGGGTTTCCTTCACTGATTGTTGATAGTTTTTTATCACTTTCGAGATTGAGATTATATCCAATACTTCAGAGGGATATTCATCCTTCCTCAACCAAAACAAACTTGCTCCAGTAAACTCTTCTCTGTGAATAACAGCAAACTGCTTTTCATCTAGTTCCAAACAATTAGCCTTGAACATCCTAGACCAATAATCCCACTCGCTATCGGGCCAATCAGCATCATCTAGGAAATAGTATTTGTAAGCTTGTACAAGCCAGTTGATGTATGTTGTGTATGTAATCATTTCTTCTCCTAGTCTGCTTCATCCAACCATTCAGGGCAAGCAATCTTCTTCAATGCTATTGCTTCAGCCATCATAGCATCAGCTTTTGCATTCAACAAGAGCTTTATAATGTTTTCATCCAGCAAGAAAGCTAAATGTTCCTTGAGGACGGATACGAATGTTCCAGTAGGAGAGGTGGGTGTTGTCATATCCCCTTCAATGCTCCATGAGTGTTGAGAACGAAGGATTTCTCCTACGGATACAAGAGCTTGTGTAATCTCGTCATCAAGGATGTGTGGCATAATTTATTCCCAATCTTCAGATTGTTCAAGAATCTTCACTGAGCCAATAACTTGACCATCAGTTCCAGTCGCCATATCTTTTGCAAACTGTCCAATACCTCCAGCCAGTGCTTTACTAAGCTCATCAACCATTTCTTTTGTTTGAATCTCTTCGTTGAGTGTACCAACTGTAATCTCTAAAGAAAACTTAACACTTTTGTAAGCCATTACTGCTTCCCTCCTCGTGTATTGCGACGTTGTGTTTGTTTTGGCGCTACAATAGCTGGCTCAACCGTCATAGCCTGAGCAACAATCTTTTCAGCTTCAATCTGGAACTTTTCATCACGCTCCAACATGTCACCTACTTTTTCTTCAAGCTCCTTGAGTTGTTCAACTGCTTGTTCAACATTTACAGACACACCCAATGTCAAATTACCAATCGGCATGTTTTGGGTTTCTTCCTTAAACATTGTGGTTACATAAACAAATCCAATGTTCTGTGGAGCGTAGTCAGACACTTCTGATAGGCGATAACCCTCAAGAATAGCTTGTTGGATTGCCATTGTAAAAGCTACAATGTCAGGTTGTTCAATAGTGAGTGTGTTCATTTGTTTCTCCGGTTGTTGTTTAGTTGTCTAATGATAGAGTCGTGAATGTCTGCTGCATCGTTTGTAGTAATTTCTTCTAACCAAAGATCGAGATTTACAATATCAATAATTGGATAGTATGTGAAAATACCAATGTTACAGATGCAATTCAATAATGAAGCATATTCCACATCCTGACACACCCATTTAGTGATAACATGCTTAGGGAAGTTCGTAGCTTCATGCTTTTTAAGACTTACAGCAGCCGCTACAAGAAGCTGCTGATTTTGATATAGAAGTGTGTCAACATATTCAGTCATTGGTACATTCTCTCAAGAGATAAAGTTGCCTGTTATCCAGTCAGGCTCTGGGAACATTTGTAAAATGTACCGATCTAGCGCCTCATTCCTTGGTTCCTAGTGCTGTCCTTGGTTCTGTCCTTTGTTCATGGACTAAGTGTACCACGTTTGTTGCTCATGTCAACAACTAATCCATCCACCCATCTTCCCAATCAGATTGCCGTGATTCAGCCTTATCTTCCAATGCTTGTTTGCACTGATTTATCCTGTATTCATACACAACATCTTCCAAACACTCCATCATATTATCATCGCCATCGAACCAATCCCAAACGCTGATGTCACCGACAAGCACATCTACAATATACACAGATTCTGGACATCCGGGATATTGTGCTTCAGGCCCACGTTCAGGGGCTTCATACGGCTGATAATCATATTGAATTGTACAAGGAACACCAAGGACAATTGTATCAATTTCATGGCTACTCATTGCACATCCTCTTCACTATCAATCTTTCCTTCAATATACACATCTTCAATCATTTCTTCAAGCACTTTCCGCAATTGTTTTTCCGTAACATACCAGCTTCCGTTGTACAAGCGGATGTTATATTGCTTGATTACGTCATCAACTATTGGTTTCATTTTCAATGTTCTCCTCGTATCCAAGCCATCTCTTCTTCATCTGTATGTAACACATGCCCCATCTTGTCAGCATAATTATAACAATCAGTACAATATGTAGCGTAGTGGATAGCATTGACATACCCACCATTCACTTCATCTACATCATGTGCCTTCAGGGCTACTAAAATGCCGTTGTCGTCAATATCTGTAGCCCAATGGCCACAAGAGAATTGTTGCATTATCTGTCATCCACCTTTAAATATCCACCAAGCCCTTCACAGAAATCACAACAATCTCTGTAATACCTTTGCTTATCTTCTGTTTCTTGTGGCCCTGCAACAGTTTCACCAATGTCTCCATCAACCCAAACCCAACCTCTACCGTCACATTCAAGACATTTACGGAAATCAAACTTACCTTGGATTAGATTTCTAACTTCAGCGTATGTAAACTCAAGTGTACTCATCAGTATTCCTCATAAGCCAAGTTACGGATGTCCCAATATACATCTTTGAACGTTTCTCCACAAGTACCAGAAGCATCATGTGCCATGTCAGCGATTCGCTTCAGTACATCTTCCAGATGTTCAATGTGAGCTTCAAGGTCGGCAATCTTATCGTTATTTGTCATTTTCATTAATCCATTTCTTCAATCGTGGAATTAGACATTTCTTACAAATGTCCGTCATTCCACTTCTACCGTAAGGAATATCAATCCTGTCCAATTTGTAATAAACATAGGCTGGGGAGACATCCCGATCACCACCAGATAACATCACGCTAAGAGAATCACAATTATCTTCTTCAGTGATTTCCTGACAGCAGATGTCACATTTTAGTGTTGTTACAGTCTTGGTGCTTCTCATTTCATTGCCCCTACAGAAATATAATAAGCTTCTTCGGCCCTACTCCAATAATAACTGTCTGCTGGTGGCCAACCATTTGTCTTACAGTATTCCATCATCCACAGCCATTTACTGCAATTGTGTTCTATCATCAGACTTTCTCCTTTAAGATGTCCTCAACTTGCTTGGCTACAGCGCAAATAACTTGAGGACAAACACTACGTCCAAGCCTCTCTACTTGTTCCTGCCAAGTTCCTAGAAGCACGTATGAATCAGGGAATCCCATCAGTCTTTTCATCTCTCCTACGGTGTGCCTACGCTTCTCAAATGGATGACAAAGACCGGCAGCGTTTAGTTTAGAGTCGTTGTACGTTATTGTGTAACTCGGGTAGTCCCACCTATTCTTACCTACATTAAATCTTACAGGGTGGTACATTCCGGGGCGTGGTATTTCGTCCCACTTCTGCATGTTAGCGTATTTCTTTCCAGCATCTAGCAGCAGTTCTACCTCCTCTACACTATTAACAATATCAGATATTGCATCCTTAACACTCACGTATTGTTCCTTTTTGTGAGTTGGTTCTGGGTACACAAAGGGTGAGCATTGAATATCATTTCTTGTTGCAACAATAATTACACGCTCCCTTACCTGCGGCGCTCCGAAATCGCACGCTTTCATTACTTTGAAGTTAGGTGTATACCCTACATTTGAAAATTCGTCAAGAATTTGTTGCAAAACTACTTTTGACTTGCCTTGAGTTAAACCCTTTACATTTTCTGCAATCGCAACTTTAGGTTTTAACTCATTTACAATCCTGATATATTCAAAGAACAAGTCGTCTACTCGTTGGTTAGTGTTAGAGTATTGTTTCACCTTGCCCCAGAGTTTTTCTCTTTTGCCTACGGCGGAAAAGGATGCACAAGGAGGGCTTCCATCTAAAATATCAAGTTCTCCTACTTGCAAGTCAGCAACATCAAGAATGTCTATACCACGTATGTGGCGTATATCTTTTACCAGTATGGGTGTTGTTGGGTGATTAGCCTTATAACAATCTGCAGCACTTTTAATAAACTCTACAGCACACATAACCTCCATACCAGCCATCTTATATCCCAGACTACTCCCACCACAGCCAGAGAACAGCGACACAACTTTCATAATATACCCTTCCGACAAACATATCCGGTAAATGCCTTGTCTTTATAGAATATATCTACGTCTATAAAACCGGCAAGATTAAGCATAGTGACCATATCACTGTTGCTAACAGTTCTCATCATAGTTCGTAATGAGAGATTTTTATCTAATAACTCAGCATCAGTGAAGTGCTTTCTTTTGTCCTCAATTAAAATTTCTTGGAAAATCTTATCAAAATAACTTCCACTGTTCGTCTTCTCCGCAATTATAAAACCCCCTCCCGGCAGAAGAGACTTGTATATGTTATTCAATATGTTCATTCTCTCACCGATAGGTAAGAATTGCAATGTAAATATGCATGTGCAAAAACAAACATTACTCTCGTTGTATAGCAGAGCATTTTGTTTTTTTATTATATCGTCATCGTAATACTCATAGAAAACCTCCTCGCATTCGTAACCAACGAATTTAATTTTATATTCTGTATACTTATGCTTCAGTGAATGAAGCAACTTACCTGTTGATGAGCCCACATCTACAATAACGGTGTTTTTTAATACAAAAAAATCAGCCAAAGAAGTAACATTACTAAACAATATATTGTAACTTTCAATTGACTTCGAGATATGGTCATCAAAAGAGTTTGCAATGTTACAAAATGCAAATGTCATTTATTCTCTCCAACATACCAACTAGGAATATTACGCTTAGTCCACTGCACAGGCATCTGCTTCTTGTCTGTACGTGTCTGCCAATCTTTAAACTTCACATTCAGATAACTCTGATACGCCAATGGAACATTCGGGATAGCTTTGTGTTCGTCAGGCATCGCCTTTGCAAAGAATGTCTGACGTTCTTGCAAGATGTTTTCAGGAACTTTACTCAAAACACCGATAAACCTACTGGAAGCATGTTCCTTGCCAGTACGATACGTGTATTCCGTACACAAAGCAACATAATGTTGATAGAGCCACTTGTAATTACCAGAGGTCTTACGCGCCCATACAGCACAGGGATGATTGTAGTGTGTGGGCTTCATCGCTATTGTCTCGCCATCAAGGAAATGATGTGCTGTTGATAGCAATTGGCAACTTTCGATTAACTGCTTTCGTAAGTGAATGTCACAGTGATCTGTGGCTGATTGCATAGGGCATTCGTTGGTGATGAAGATGTTCATGTCAATTCTCTAGATGTGTAGCAAGTTGTATCACATCAATCCCGTGCTTCAAAAGATGCTCTATTCCGTCAGAGCTTCTGTACTGATGCTTATAGTACACATGCTTGATTCCACTGTCAACAATTTCGTGAGCACAGCGTAGACAAGGGGAGTGTGTTACAAGCAACGTAGCATCCTTGCTGCTTTCACTGATCTTCCGCAGCTTGTTCAAGGCATTTATTTCAGCATGTAGCACAATGTCTGGCAATGTTTCACCAGATTGGCTTTCACACGTATTACTTTCCCACCCCGGCAATGTCCCATTAACACCAAAAGCAATGGGGTTGCCATTCTTGATGATACAAGCCCCTACTTTAAGCCTTGTGGCTTCAGATGTTTGAGCAAAGCGTTCGGTCATGTCCATGAAGGCTTGGAGGTATTTAGGCTTCATTTGTCGGTTTTCCACATTCGTCACAGTACTTCAATACTAACATTTCATACTCCCGTGTGTTTCATCATACCACTCTCCAGAATTTTTAAGAGACTCTATCATTGCTTGTCGGTATTCACAAGCTAGATGAAACGCCTCTTCTTTCCCGTATTTAGATATACTGAAGCACTTTAATCTCGTCTTACCTGAAGGGTCTTGCCAATGGGCGGTGTAATATTGATGTTCAACCTCTGTTCCATCTTTTTTCATGTATTTATAGGCTTGTGAACTTACTCCTGTAACTCCTGTTGAGTTATTAGAGTACATAGTTTTACTTCTGAGATTATTCTTCTCGGTAATAGCCCTCAAGTTCTCAATCCTATTATCTTTACGATCTCTGTTAAGGTGATCTATAACAAGATCAGTGGTCAGATTACCGTTAACTGTCTGGTATACAATCCTACTTAACATATAAGTAACACCAAACACGTTTATCATGGCATAACCTTCGTTACCAACACAACCAACAACATCTCCATCTTTATTGCACAGCTTGCTGCCTTTTCTACCTTCTTTCCACTTTAAACCGTTATCGTAATAAAACAGTTTTAATAAATCTTGCTGTGAAGGAAGCTCTCTCGGTTTCTTCATTTTATCCTCTAAGCCATTCATCTTTATCTTTCCAAATAACCTTCCAAACCTTTGTATCCAATGCTTGAATGGTGAGTCCATCCCACCCGTAATCCTTCACAACAGCAAAATAACCAGTGTCGTACATTACAATGTATTCATGCTCGGTACTACTATCCTTACAAGGTTTCCACCTCTCACCTGTTTCACGATGTACAGCATAGAACTTTTTAGACATTTTCATTCTCATCCAATTGTTTCAACAACCAAGCAATTCTGGAAGAACACATCCAACGATCTGCAATGTATTCTACATGGAGCCAGATGTCAACTGGTTCGTTATATTCTTTCGCTTTGTCACCAACAGCAAGAAGAAGTTGTAAAGCAATTTCAAGCTCTTGTCGATGCTTTAGCAGGGGCTGGAATGATTGTTGCTTGGCACATTGGTATAGAGTGTTTGTGATGGTCATTTCAGCAATCCTACGGAGATGTAGTAAGCCTCTTCAGCCCTACTCCAATAATAACTATCAGATGGAGACCATCCGTTTGTCTTGCAATATTCCATCATAAATAACCATTTTCCGTAGTTATGTTGGTCTGTCATCTTCATTTTCCGACTTCAGCGAATCAAGGCATTCTTGTGTCATAAGTGGCGGAATTGATCCGCCGTATTGCAGATGCTTGTGATACTTGTTACAGATTGACATAACAGGACCATCTTGGTAATACCGGCACTGATATGAACATCTTGTTTTTGAATGACGCTTAACACCATTGTCTTTCATTTCACCTGCTCCAATTCTGCATCAGCTACATCAAATTGCTGCCAGTATTCTTCCTCGTCAATCCACCAAATGTTTTGCTGTGTAGCATCTTTATGACCTATGTAGACACCAACAACGTCATTATCACCAAACGTATCGCCATCATTAATGCACCAAGATGATTCTCCGTCTGTAGCTAGATAATACACTGTGCAAGACGCTAGTGAAACATCTGAGATGCCGAACGAACGACCTTGACAGAGGTATACTACCGCTTGCCCGTTATCTGGAAGGTTTTCCTTACTTGCATGAAACTTCAACAGTAAGTTAGTCATATTGTTGCAACTCCAATTCAAGCTCTTCAAGACGTTTCAGAAGTTTCTTAATCTTCTTCTTAATTTTATTCTCACGCATTTGCTCAAGTTCATCTTCAGTGTACATAGGGCGGTATTCATCCTTATCGGAAGGCGTATCTGTTATGTGCTTGTATCGGTAGCCATAACCTAGAGGTGTGTTGTACAAGAATAGTGCGCTCATTTAATTTTCCTGCCCTTCTATAAAATCAATCATCTGAACATAGTTGTCGTTGTCCATTCCACAGCCCATATCAGACAGCACCGAAAGTACCAGATAAATGGAAACGGACTTATCGCAAATCTCATCCAGTACCTCGGTAGCATCCCTTAGTGCTTGATACAGCTTAATCTTCTGGTTAAGGTTCATTTTAATCCTCCGCTATATACCTAGCAATCCTATCAAAATCCTCTGCTTCAATAAGATGACTGATAGCATAAAGGATGTCAATCGGTGTAACACTTTCATGGTATTGCTCAGATAGCACTTGTGCGATCTTCTCCAACCCTTCTTCCATCATGTTTAGTTTGTTTAGGTTCATTTCAACAATCCCATTCATAAAGTGCTGTATTGACAGCCTCACATACATTCTTACCGTTAGATGCAAAATCATATGCAAATGTTGTAACAACTTCATGCAACATCCCACATTTAGTTGCAGTTTCAATCATCATCTCAATAGCAGTACGTTCTTCTTGCATCTTCCGCATGTATTTATCATGTTCCTCGTCAGCAGCAAAGATAGCAAACTCAATATCGTTCAGGTCAGTAAGATCATTCATGTTGTTTCCTCGAAATGAATACATCCAAAATCTTCAGCAACACGCAAAGCAGCGAAATAACCGCCTCCATCAACCACAACAGCTTTAGATTGATATTGCAAAACAGAGCGCATATCTTTGCAATGGTAGATTCGTTCACACTCATGGAACTCTGATTTCACTTCTTCCCAATCTTCTCCATCATATGTAACAATTTCTTCTCCAAAGAACTTACAGTTTTTACAAGTATTCATTTAATACCCCCACCCTTCTGTGTCATGCCAACCATTTGTATACCCAACAAATGTACGAAAATCTCTACCCATGTCATATGGGTTGATCGTGTACAACTGACGCCATCCCCACATTCGCATACGTTTTGCTTTGGTGCGTTGTTTGATGCTACTCATTTAATACTCTCCAGCCATTTATTGTACAATCCTAGCATACGTTTACTGAGAATGCAAACATACATTTTCTCACCTTTGCGTACGCATCCACGGAACATCCACTGCAACATCTCTGACAAAGCAAAGTTGTCTTCGTCAATACCATATCCATAGTCTTGCAAGAAAGCCTGCACAACAGCATTAGGATAGCGGTTCAGGCAGTGTACAAGCAACTTCTTGTTGGCAAGCTCATTGGTTGCACGACAAGAGCAATCCACCCAACACTTATTGATTACAGTGTTACCGTATTCATCTCTCACTCCTTTGATAATGCTCTCTGGCTTGTAGCCTTTAGCTGAAATCTTTCTACTATTGCTTCTTGAAGGATAGGCATAAGTCTTAGGGAATGTGTACATCACATCTTCTGCTTTCATTCCTAAACTTCTACCAAGGCCAGTAATAGCATTCTCAATCGGTTTCAACTTATTATTAGACTCATCATACCAATTGTATGACAAAGAGCCAGTTCGGAACTTACTTGTGTGTTCAAACCCAACAATTTCAATCAGTGAAGCAATCCGTTCCTTCACGCCCCTACTATCCACAACAACATCAGTGAAATCTGCTGTATCAATCTTGTGAAGTTGTAGGAACTTATCAAATACACTCCCCTTGAACAAATAACTTAGGACAATGAACCGTTCAGCGGCAGCAATCAGTTCAATCGGAAGCTGCACCACCATCATGTGTTGTGAACGTTTGGCTGCATACAACATCCCCTCATCACACAACCATTTGAACTTCCCATACTTGAATCCATTGTTAGGTACTTGCTTTATCCAACTAACCTTACCATTCTCTTCATCAATAGAGATTGTGTTGTTGTCAAGCAGGAACTCTTTGTCTGTCTTAGTGAATCCATCAAGACCAGAGATTACATCTAGCTCTTCGTCCAGTACAACAATGTACTTCTGTGACTTAATCCAGTCAAGATGGTGCTTTGTCATCTCTGAGAACAAAGCATGTGTACAGCTTACATTCTTTCCTTCCTTTAGCAGTCTCAGGAAGTCTACACCTTTCCCACTGATTATACGTTCAACACCATCTTCATCGAAATAGGTTGTTGTAGCATGTTCAGGACTGTAGAACTTAGCATACTTACAACCATACTCTGTATCAGCAATTCTTCCTTCAGCTTCCGACAGCAGTGGTGTTACGTAGATGTACCTTTGGTTTAGGTTGTTATCAAACCAGTTCAAGATAGCAGTAGTCTTACCAGAAGACATGATTGCATCTAAAATCTCTACTTTGTTAGTCATTTTTTACCTCTAGTTAATAGCGTGTTGGAAGGATATGTTATCTAACAAACCGTTTTTAACACGCTGAATTTGTTGAACTTTTTCATATTCTTGAGATAGCATATGTCGCATGACAATCCACAACAGGTAGCAACAATCTACCCTTCATGCTCAAATTGTACACCACACCGCACCAAAGTCAACACAATGTTGCTATAAGTGTAGAATTAGAGATGCTACTAAAGGTATGACTAGAGTAGGGCGTTTTGTTTGGCTTTTCAGCCAACCAAGCCCGCCTTTGCTTTTAGTTGTTTAGTATAATTATTTTAATAAAGAAATTAAAGTTATAGAAATTTGTGTTTGTATAAAAATAAGCTATTGACAGATAGCAAAAGGGATGTTACATTCCGTTTAGATACTACTTATAGGTGAAGTAAATGAAAACTCTTTCTTACAGTGTACAAGAAGATAAGATTGTGTTGTGTGTAAAAACAAACAACAAGACAAAGGAACACATTGTCTGGAAAGAAGGGAAGAACTTGTTGTTTCCAGAATGCTACACTGAATGGAACGGAATACTCTCCGATGCCATACAGTCTGTGTTGTTTAAACTTCGTATCAAACACAACAAAGCACGAATTGAAATCATTCGTGGCAGCAGCGACTGTCTATGGGACTTCGTAGAGAAAATCTTGTTGTACATTGATGATAAGTATGTTTGTATGTTTGTGTTGAAAACACAGGACGAAATGTACAACAGATGGGATGTGTTTGAGAAGGTGTTCAGTGAGGTGGGGTATGTTGTGGCTAGAACTGATTAAGAAGATTGGTTGGATTCGTATTTGTTACATAGCCCTATTGTGTTCGTCACTAGCTTATGGTTGGGTAGTACATAGGCATAGCCTGAAGCTGGAAGGTGAGCTTGTTATATCAAGAGCTAATGCTGAACAGCAAAGAATCGTGCTTCAAAGCATAGCTTCTAGGACAGAACAGAATGAAAAGCAAATGGAAGCATTAAACACACAACTGGAACAGCAACAAAAGAATAATTCTGTTGTTGTGAAGAAGATGTTGTCTGTAAAGAAACCTTCTTCTTGTGTTGAAGCTATGACGTATTTGAAAGACAATGCTGCTACAGCAGATTGGAAATGAGGAAGATATGAATGGAAATTGTTTTAAACGGAGTTTCAAACCTCTTCTCGGTGTTGTGTTCTTTGCCGGAACTGTTTCAGCTTGCTCTACATGCAAGCCAGTATATGTTGCTACAGCTATCCCTTCTCCACCATTGGTTTCTAGACCAGTTCTGGAAATAAGCAAGATTGGGAAAGATAGCAGTGATGGAGATGTTGTTGTAGCCTATCGTGTTACGATAGAACAGCTATTGCAATACAGCGGAAGCTTGGAACAAATCGTTAAGACATACAGCGATATGTCTAAAAACAACAATAATAAATTGGAGAAATAAATTATGTCAGGACGATGTGTCTGTTGTGATAACAAACTATTCCCGGCTGAATTGGCCAGAAAGCTGCCTGATGGAACACCTGAAGATATGTGTTCTACTTGTCGTACAGCTTCTTTCCATCCGAAGGATTGGCATGAGTACCAATTGGAACATCTAACAGAACCTTTGGCTTGCTTTGGAAATAAATTTACAAAGTATAGTGAATAAGGGGTTGACAAACTGGAACAGTATGTTATAACTGTCTTGTAGGCAGCATCTTTTGTGTTACAATATAACATTCACGGAAGGTTGTGGTGCTGCTTGTTGCCGGACTGTAGTTGGGAAAGTCGCCAGAACACTCTTGTAGTGTATCAGCGCGAGGATGCTGACTACCGCCGTGCAACAAATTCCTAGTGAGAAGCCGAACTCACTTTAATCAAAGGTAACGGGAAGTGGGAAGCCTAGCAAGACCTGTCTAAACTCCGAGTATTCAGGCCAAGCCATACGAATACAATTATTTTAATTAAATAATTAAATGGCTTGTATATAATGAGAGGTGTATATGGATTGGGTGTTTCCCGGTCGCAGCTCTCATTCTCTCTTTGCTGCGTGGGCTACACCGATTGTAGCAATTGACATGGAACCGCTGGAAGCAACGGTTGAGCGCAGCACACTTTATTTTAAGATAGATGGCCCCTCCCTCTTGGCGTAGGCTTACGTTGGGGTTTTTTATTTGTTGATTCATTACCTACGGTCTTGAATCGTGGCACCACCTCGTCGCCGATAAGACTGGGGTATTTCGCTGTCTTCGCATAGTGGCCGATTGCACTGGTTTTAATAGAGAAAAAAAAAAATATGAACCACTTCACGTGCCTAAGCTGTGGAAATGTTTTTGTACCTAAATCTTATGGGAATAAGAACATCTACTGTAGTAATGCTTGCCAAGCGGATCACAGATACGAAAGTAACATTAAGGAGTGGTTGTCTGGGAACTTAGTTGGCTGGAAAGGTAAAACCAAGCAATTAAAAAGCTTTGTAAGAAAATATCTGCATTCCACTAGGGGGACACAATGTGAGGTCTGTGGGTGGGATAAGCGCCACTCCGATGGTTCTATTTTAACAGAAATAGATCACATAGATGGCGATGCTGAAAATTGCACATTAGAGAATCTAAGAATACTCTGCCCTAATTGCCACTCACTCACCCCTACATTCAAGAACAGGAATACTAATTCTAAAAGGGAAAGGTAGGTAATCCAGCGGAGAAATCCCACATCCGTTCGAATCGGATAGACAGCACCAATCAAAATACAGGAATTTTAGCATGGTTGATACAACTAAGGAATCGACATGCTGGCCTGTCAATTCAAATGATGAAATTGTTATTGTAGATGGGGATGGTAGCAACACAGTTGTTGCTCATTTACCAAATGAATTTGTTCCAGTTTCCCCTACAAACAAACGTGTAAAGATGGTGTTACCTGATAACATCTCAAGGCAATGGCACGGGTGGGTTGATTACAACGATACAGCAACACAATCTACCCCTTTGGTAGTTGTTCCTAACGTGGCCAAGAAGCTCACTAATGATGGATTGGGACAGTACACAAATCGCGTCTATCAGTCAAAATACATTACAGACATTTGGAACACATCTACCAATCAGCTTAGTTTCAGTGAGTTTCAAATCGGAGATACGGTTGATTTCCGTATCGAGTTTGACATCACAACCAATGCTAACAATCAGGAGGCTCGTGTAGAGTTTCATTTAGGTGTTAGCGACCCGAACGCATACACAATTGTAGCATCCTCTCCCCTTATCTACAAAGCCTCTGGAACATATAAGGTTCACGCAATCACCAGCTTTTATATTGGTAATGAATTGACGTTGAATAATCCGGGTGAGATATACATCTTGTCAGACGATAACGCCACAGTGAAAGTTGGCGGATTCTTTATCAAATATACATTGCAGCCTCGTGCTGCCACATAGTTATTAGGAGAATAGGGATTATGAGCGTTGACGCTTCTAAACTAGAAAATGAAATGAGCATAATCCGTGACCCGGACGATCAAACCCGACAGCTTAAAGTTGGAGCAAATGGTCAGGTTTATGTTGAGTCGTATAATAGCGGAAAGATTAATCGTGTTTCTGTAACATCCATTACCAACACTGCTGCCGCATACAGCGCATATGATTGTATTGGTGGGTTGCTTACACTCAATGGTGTATTGCGTGCAGGTATTGAATCTGGGCTTCTGCAATATGCTTCTTGTGATTTGATTGATAATCGCTCTACAAACCTCACTCTCTGGTTGTTTAATGCTAACCCGACAGCATCTACGATTTCTGATAAGACAGGTTTCGTGCTTCACAAGAATGATGTGGCAAAACGTATTGGGGTTGTTAGCCTAGTCAATGCCGCTACTGGTAATGCTGGTGGTGGAAGTGGTATCCAGTCTGTATATAACAGTGGCCCTGCGGCTATGCCTATCAGTGGTACTACAAACGGCGTTGTATATGCAGCTCTTGTTACTGAAGCAGCAATCACCCCTTCTACTACCAGCGATATTCAAAAACTAACCCTTTCTGTAGTGGTGGACTAAATGGATGTAAAATACCTGACTGCTGAAAATCCTCAAGAAATTGTTATTGATTTTACCAAGTCAGGTGATGCACCTGCAATTCTTACTGCTTTAGGTGCAACATTCTCTCGTTCACAAACACGCTACCGCTGGAATGCAGACGGCAGTTTGACTAATCTGGCATCGGATACAATGCCGATTACTTGGACACCCGGTATCGGATGGGCCTATAAACCAGAGTTTGCAGTTATTTCTAGGTGGACTCAAAGTAACACTCCCTCTAATTCTTCTTGGACTAAAACAGGATATACTGTACCGGGAACTACAATAGCTTCCCCTATGTCTGGACTGAGTGCCTATTTCATTAGTGAGACTGCTACAACAGCAGTGCATGAAGTAAGTAGAACGCAATCTGCATCTAGTGGTGCTGTGTATTGCATTCACGGAGTTGTGAAAGCAGAAGGAAGGCGATATGTTGCTATCCTGTTCAAGACTACAAACAGTGTATTTGCTGGAGAAACTGTTGTCTTTGATTTGACAAACAAAACAATCTTTTCTAATCCGTCAAACATTCCCTGTGGGATTTATGATAGGAATGGGTTTGTTGAGATTTATGCTACAGCAATTGCTGCTGCTACCGCCACAGGTACGATGTCAATTGTGGGGTGTAGTGATACTGGTGTTCCTTCGACTACGACAACATATGCAGGAGATACAGCCAAGGGGTTTTGGTGGTTTAACATTCAGCAAACATCTGCTAGATCGCTACCTCCTGTAATTGTTACAACTTCTGGAACAGTAACCCTCACCGCCGATTCGTTGTCTATTCCGGCAGCAAACATTTCGCGGTTCGATTCCAATAATACATCCATTGTAGCCGACTACGCGATTCTTCCGTATCCAGCCAATAGCACTGGTTCATTATTTGCTATGGCATTCAATGCTGGAAATCTTGGTCAAGTTTATTTTAACTTTGCTTCTGGTGAAATGAATACGCAAAATTCTGCTAGTGGTATAACAGTTCTAGCAACCCTTCCTGCTCGTAAAGGACTTGACACTCTTGCTGCTGGATTTTCTCGTGGTCTTTCCAGATTATCTGTAGATGGTAAGTACATTAACAGTAGTTCCGCTACAAGGCCAACACAAGCAGTTACGTTATACATAGGGAGTACAAGAACATTTGGTAATCAGTTCTCCAACCCTATATTGAAACTTGAGATTTATAAAAACTCGCTATCCCCTCAACGTTTGGCACAACTAGGACGATACATACCATGATTGATGGCTATTATATTTTTCCAAATAAAGCTACAGCGGATGCTGCTATTGTTGCCGCTGGATTTGAGTTGCAAGAAGGTAGCAACTACAGCTTTATCCATTCTAATGGATATGGGAAGTTTTGGGGAGAAGGGTTTGACCCTATTGGTGTTCCATTAGTTCCAGACCCCAACAACCCCGACCCCAATGCAGATTGGATTTATCTGGACGGTGTGCATTTTCTGTGTCGCATGTATGGGACAACGCTTCCGTCTAATCTGTCATCGTATTATATCTCAGATACGTCTCAGTGGCTTGAGACTTACGGTGAATATCTTCAGACAGAAGAAACAATGTAAATAAGAGGTGGACAGTATGGAAGAGAATAACGAAGTTATTGTCTCATCCAATAAAGGCGGACGCCCGACATTGAAAGAGAAGCCCCTTGGTAGGGCTTCTAATACGATGGTAGCGCGTAAGCTTGGTAACGTAGCCCCTGAAGCAATGGACTTGATTATCGCGGCTATGCGAGATACCAATGAACCTATGAAAGAACGTACCAAGAATGCTCAATGGATTGTCAGCACAATGATGAATAGCTTGAAAGAAGTTGATCGTCAAGAGCTGCAACGCTACACCATTGAAAAGCTCAAGAAAGAGAATGGTGGTAAAGAGCTTGAGAACGAAGATAATACGGAAGTAGGATTTGAATTCACTCCGTATCTCGTAAAGCAAGCCTGACGTAAGGAGCAACATCTATGAATAAGTACGATGTTGCTGCAAAGATTCACAGGGATGTGAATAAGTCAGTAGAATACAAAAAGGATTTAGAACAGTATTCGCTGCCAGATTATTGGACAATTGCTGGAAAATATGGTGATTGTGAAGATTATGCCTTGCTGAAGAGAGCAAGGTTGTTAGAGATTGGTTGGGATAGCGATAAGCTTGGTTTGTGTATTTGTTTTACTGAGACAAATGAAGGGCATTGTGTATTGTACGTTAACACAGATAAAGGTGCTTTCATTCTGGATAACAGATATTCAAATCCAGCCACACCATCTCTTCTCCCTTATAAATGGGACAGTATGTTATGCAATGGAAAATGGTATCAGTTGTCTGGTTGGCAATGATAATGAATGGTTGTGTTGTTAGTAATAATGAACAACCAATCCTAGGGAAGCAAATCCCTGCCCACAAACAGTGGGAAGACTATTGCCAAAGAAATAATACGGATATTGATTGCGTAAAGGGTATTGACAAGTAGGAAAGTGGTGTTATTCTGCTTTTATAGGATAATAACAGCAGGTGGATATGACTAAACAAACTAAAGAAGTGATTGGCCCGAAAAGTCGTAAGCAGGAAATGTTTATTACTTCTAAAGCCGACATTGTATTTTTTGGTGGTGAATAAGCGCCTCCTGTTTTGTAAAAACAAAAACCCCTCTAATTCAGGGAAACCCTAACGTAAAGTCGAGGGCAATCCTGAGCGAAGCTTAGTCTACCCAAGCGTAGGTAAGAGTTACGAAGTGACTACTAAGAACGTGCAGAGACTATGGCCGATGAGTGTAAGCCAGTAGGTGTCAAGCGACATCGAAACGGGGGGCATACCTAACGGTATGAAGATATAGTCCGACAACATCATAAATGGTGGAAAGAGGGTAGCGTCTCTAAAACTGAAAGGCAGCAGGTAGCGGCAAGTCATACTTGGGTGTAATGGACTTTCTGCAACACATTCATCATAGGAATTTCCGTGGGGTATTTACCCGAAGAACTACTACACAGTTAAAAGGGCCGGGTGGATTGCTTGATAAGGCGATGGACTTATTCAAGCGGGTTGACCCGAAGGTTCGCTATAAAAGCATGGAAAACAAGTTTGTTTTCTCGTCTGGTGCTGAGATATATCTTAGGCACTTTGAACATTTAAAAGATAAAGACAACTGGCAAGGTATGGAAATATCTGAAGCACTTATTGATGAGTGCGTTCAGTACGAAGAAGAAATGTTCATGTACATTCTCTCCCGCCTCCGTAATCCGAGTTGTCCAGAAGTGAAGCCAAGAGTCCGTTGCACAATGAACCCAGATTCTAGCTCATGGGTGAAGAAGTGGATTAGTTGGTGGCTTGATGAGGAAGGGTATCCTATCGAAGAAAGGTGTGGCCAGATAAGGTATTTTGTCCGTAGAGACAATACTAACTACTATGCCGACACACCCGAAGAGTTGATGGAACAGTTTAAAGTGAAGCGTGAGCTTGTGATGAGCTTCACTTTCATTAATGCCACATGCTACGATAATCCAGTTCTTATGGAAAATCAGCCTGAATATGTTGGATGGCTTGAAGCTCTTGGTAGGGTTGAAAAAGCTAGGCTTCTGTGGGGCAACTGGAATGTGTCGGCTGAAGGGACGGGATATTGGAAGAAAGAGTGGTGTGAAATTATACCCCTCCCCCCTGTAAATATCACAAAGAAAGTAAGAGCATGGGATATTAGCGGAAGTGTTCCGTCTGAACTAATGCCTGACCCTGACTGGACAGTTGGAACTTTAATATCGAAAGACAAGTACGGAAATTACTATGTTGAGGATGTTGTAAGATTTAGAGCTAGGCATGGTGAAGTGTTTCAACGGATTCTTGAAACCGCAAGACAAGACGGAGATGACGTACTTATTGTAGTACCTCAAGACCCCGGCAGCGCGGGTAAGCAATATGCCTCCACATTAGTTCGTGATCTTGCTGAACATGGATTTTATGCTAAGTCAAAACATACATCTAAGTCTAAAGTTCAACGTTTTGCCCCATTCTGTGCAGCATGTGAATCTGGAAATGTCAAGATTGTAGCCGGTGAATGGAATGATGCCTTTATCCAAGAACTAGAAGGCTTTGATGGTAGCAGGCGAGTCCACGATGATATTGTGGACACATGCGGAGATGGATTCTCCATGCTAGCAACTGGAATATCAATTCCAACATTCTCACTTCCTGAAACTACATCAACATCAAGGTTTGGTTTTGCATAATCAACTAACAAAAAGGAGAGAAGCCTTATGGCTGAAAAAGAGCTAGAAGATTTCACTCAGCTTAGTTCTGATGGCGCTCCAATCCCCCGAATGAAGATGACTGAAATCGGCTATAGCGGCTTGAATGTCAGCAGCGGGATTATCTTTGAAGAGGCTAGACGAGAACTTCGCTGGCCTACCAGCATTAAAACCTACAAGGAAATGCGTAAAGATACAACAATCTCTGCCGCCCTTAAAGCATACGAACTAATGATTAGTCGTGTCAAGTGGGATGTTGAAGCATGTGAAGATGCAACAGACCAACAGAAACTTCGTGCAGAGTTTATTGAATCCTGTATGAACGATATGCAAGGAAGTTGGCTTGAGTTTATCAAGGAAGTTACTACAGTATTTACATATGGACATGCCGTAATCGAGAAGGTTCCTTATCGTAGGCGCTACGCCAATGGTAGTAAATATAATGACGGGTTTGTTGGCTTACGTAAGCTTGCTCCACGAAGTCAAGATAGTATTACCAAGTGGGTGTTCAGCGAGGATGGGCGAGAACTGATTGGGCTTGAACAGACCATTGTCAACAACGGTGACTATATTCGTTATCAACCCACAGGGACACCAATCTTCATCCCTCGTGACAGGTTCATGTTGTTCCGTACAGATGCTACGAAGGATAATCCAGAAGGGACATCTCCTTTGTCCAATTGCTACATTGCTTATCGCTTCCGTAAAGAATTGGAAGAGATTGAAGCTGTTGGTTATAGCAAGAACATTAACGGTGTTCCGATTGTCTGGCTGCATCCCAAGTTTATGGCTGATGATGCTAGTGAGGCCGACCAAGCAGTCTATACCTACTATAAGAACATGGTTCGCAACCTTCAGATGAATGAGCAAACAGGTATTGTTATGCCGCTCATGTATGATGAAGGGAAGAACAAAATGTTCGATTTTGAGCTTCTTTCCGTAGATAATACGACAGCACAATATATTGCTCAAGCGATTACCAGATACGACAACAAGATTCTTACTGCTCTCTTTAGTGACGTTATGCGGCTTGGGCAGGATGGTGTTGGGAGTTATTCCCTTGCTGATTCTAAAACCAACCTGTTGGCTATGGGCATTGAAGCCCGTCTGAAAGAGATTCAAGACACGCTCAATAATGACCTGATTCCTTGGTTGTACAAGATGAACGGATGGCGTGATGAAGAAATGCCTAAGTTTGTTTATGGGGATTTGGATGAGATTGACCTTGAAGCATTCAGTAAAGCTATCCAGCGAATCAAAGCTGTCGGGCTGATTACACCCACTGCCAAGAATGTTAATTACATTGCTGAAGTGTTGGGACTTCCTGATGAAGTTGAAGATGATATTGACCAAGAAGAATTGAATGTCTTGCTTGGTAAGCCCACATCAAGAAGCGGGGATGGTATGGATAAGGGAGCCGGTAACGGAACTTCTGATTCTGTAGCAGAGGACGATAATAGTAGCCTTAACGCTGAAAACAAGGGATGAATAAAGGAGAAATACAATAATGGGGAAGTTGTTACGCTTGACTAACAAGTTGTACAACACCCCTCATTTGATGCTTCCGGCATCTCTTGAGCGAGTGTTTACTTATCTGGATGATCGAAATAATCATGCAGAGCTTGCTGTACAGTTGGAAAAGAAACCAAAAGAACGAAGTGTTCAATATGTTGCTGAAACGCAAGTGGGAGTGCTGTCTGTAAAAGGCCCACTCACTTATATTGAATATGAAGCAATGTGCGGTGAACAAAATAGCTCTTATCAGCAAGTCGTAGATGACTTTGATAAACTTGCTAGTATGGGAGCCAAGACAATTGTAATGGATGTTGACAGTCCGGGTGGCGAAGCTTATGGGATGATGGAAACTGGTCGTTATCTTCGCAAACAAGCAGACCAGAAAGGTATTCATCTGGTTGCCTATGTTGACGGATTAAGTGCTTCTGCTGCCTTTGGTCTTTCTGTCGCTGCACATGAAATTGTTGCCAATCCTGACGCTGAATTAGGAAGCGTTGGTGTTGTTGTAAAACTTAGGAATATGAATAAAGCCATGAACAATATGGGTGTTGAAGACACTTATATTTATGCAGGTGATAGTAAGATTCCTTTCAAAGAGGATGGTAGTTTCCGAGAAGATTTCTTGGCTGACATCCAATATAAAGTCGATGCTCTATATCAACAGTTTACTGAGTATGTTGCGGATATGACGGGAATCGACGTAGGTGTTGTTAAGTCTACTCAAGCAAAAGTGTTGATGGCTAAAGACGCTGTTGATATTGGATTTGCCGATAAGGTGATGACACGAGAAGATTTTAGTAACTATCTAGCTGACCTAGTGGAGAAACCTATGCGATTCTCTTTCAAATCTAAAGGGGAAAATAAAAACATGACTACTGATGTCATTGAACAAGAAGCTGTTGCTTCGCTGCAAGCTGATCTGGAAGCTGCTGTAGCAAAGAATAGCGAACTGGCTGCCGCTCTGAATGCTCAGAATGAAGCATTTGAAGCTGCTCAGGCTCAAGCTGCTGAACTGCAAAAGGCTGTTGCTGATGCTCAGGCTCAGATTGCTCAAATGCAAACTGCCGCTGCTCAGGAAGCGTCTAACAAGCGTCTTGCTGCTCTGGAAGCTGTTGTTGACCAAGATCAAGCCAAGGTTCTCCATGCCTCGCTGTCCGGTCTTGATGATGCTGCTTTCGCTACAGTTGTTGCATCCCTGCAATCCAAGGCTGTTGAGGAAGAAAAGGCTTTTGCCGAAAAAGGAATCACTGGTGGCGATGCTGAGCCGGTGCAAGAAGACAAAGCGTCGGCTGTCCTGAAAGCCAAGTACGCACCTAAGTAATAACAAACAAGGAGAATAAACATGGCTGCATTGATTGCCACTGAAGGTACACGTATTGGCAATGTCGTCAAGTACGAGTTTGAGCCTAACGCTGGCTTCTGCCGCAAGGCTGTAACCGCTTATGAAGCGTCCCTGAAGACTTACACCCCCGGTACTGTTCTGGGTAAAACTCTGGTTAGCGGCGCTGCTGCTGCCGTAGCTGGCTCTGGTAACACTGGTAACGGCGCGATGGGAAGCATCACTGTTTCCTCTCATGCTCGTATCGGTACCTACACCCTGCGTATTACCGCTGCTGCCAGCAACGCTGGTGCTTTTGAAATTCGCAACCAAAATGGTGCGCTGGTTGGCACTGGTAACGTAGCTTCGGCTTTCGTTGGCGCTGGTCTGGCCTTCACGCTGGCTGACGGCTCTACCGATTTCATCGTTGGTGACACTTTCACCATCACTGTGTCCGGCACTGAAAAGTACAAGATTCTGGAAAACAACGCAACCGATGGAAGCAACGTGTTTGCCGGTATCTACATTGGCGGAACTGTCGGTGCTTATGGCGATACTTCTGTTGCTGCCACCACTGATACCACTGTGCTGATTCTGGAGCGTGGCCCTGCCATTGTTGCCAAGAATGCCCTCACTCTGGGTAGTTCGATTGATACCACTCCTGAGAAGGATGCTATCTACGCTCAAATGGCTGCTGTCGGCATTATCGCTGAAGCTCAAATCTAATAATAAGGAGATATAGGTAATGGCCGTAGTTCGCTCTTACACCGATGCTTTTCAGATCATCGACCGCACACCGGAAATTAATCTGATTCCTAACCAGTGGGGTATTATCACTCAATCTGGTATTTTCCCCGCTACTGAAGGTGTCACCACTTCCACTGTTAGCATGGAACAAATCACCAAGTCTGGCGCTGTTATGGTTGACCGGATTCGTGGTGAACGTAACAACGTTTCTAAGGATTATGTGCGTAAGCTGTATTCCTTCAACGTTCCTCACTTCCCGCTGGATGATGTTCTGAAGCCGGAAGATATTGCTTCTCGCTCTGCCTACGGCACTGTCGATCAAGCTGAACAAGAAGGGTTGGCTCTGGCTCGTAAGATCGAACGTATCCGTATGTCGCATATGCAACTGAAGGAAAAGGCGTTTGCTCAACTGCTGGCTGACGGCACGATCTACGCCCCGAACGGTACGATTTCTACCAACTTCTATACTGAGTTTGGTATCACCCGTAAGGAAATTGATTTCGTGTTTGGTACGTCCACCACTGACATCATGGGTAAAGTGGAAGAAGGTATTGCCCACATCATCGACAACCTGCAAGCAGGTGGTGAAGTGGCTACTGGCTTTATCGCCTTCTGCTCTCCGGGCTTCTTCAGCAACCTGATTAAGCACGCCAAGGTGCAAGCTGCCTACACCTACTACTCGTCCACTCAAGAGCCGCTGCGTCAGCGTCTGGAGAGCAATCTGCCGATGGGTACTCGCGTGTTTGAATACGGTGGTGTACGCTTCATCGAATATCGTGGTTCTGACTTCGGTGGCACTGCGTTTATGACCGCTAACGAAGCACGCCTTGTTCCTGCTGGTACTATGGATGTGTTCGGTGTGTATGCCGCTCCGGCTAACACGATGAGCACGATAAATACCCAAGGTCAAGAGTCTTATCTGTTTACTCACCGCGACCCGATTGATGGCTCTGTCATCATCCGTTCGGAAATGAACCTGCTGGCTGTTGCTCGCCGTCCGGCTGCTGTTGTCCGTCTCTATAGCTCGACCTGATTTATAGGTTGACAATGAATCTACTTGTGTTATATTCATCTTTTTAATCAGAGGTGGACATAATGCAAGTAGTGGATTTGACAGGTAAGCAGTATGGAAATCTGCTCGTAATTAAGCGGGCAGATTTCAACATTGGTAAACGGATTGCTTGGGAATGTATCTGTTCTTGTGGGAACAAAACAATTGTACCAGCAAACAATCTCACAAGTGGTAACACAAAAACTTGTGGATGTGGGAAGTATATTGGACTTAAAGATAATACCTCACACGGACTTTGTGGTACTAAACTGCATGATATGTATAGAAATATCCGTATCAGGTGCTTTAAAGTGCACCCGCAACACAAGACATATACTGCAAAAGGAATCACTCTATGTGACGAGTGGAGTAAGTTTGAAACATTTAGGGATTGGGCCTTTTCTGCTGGATATGTAGAGGGGTTGCAAATCGACCGAATTGACAACGACGGTAACTATACACCAGAGAATTGTAGGTTCGTGAATAGGGTTGCTAACTGCCTAAACCGAGGGTGTAGGAACAAATTTGGTGTAATCGGATTAGACTACACAGAACGAGATGGGTATGTTTTAAAAATTTCGTTAAAATCAAAAAGAAAATATGTGGTAGGGTTTTTCAAAGATATAGAATCGGCAAGAGTTATTAGAGAACAGCTTGTCAATTCGTTTATCGAAAAACACGGAAGACTGCCAGATAACGAAGTTACTGAGGAACTTTGTAAAAAGTTCATGGAGGACTTCAAACAAACAATTTAGCTTTAGCCCCTTCGGGGGCTATTGTTCAAGAACATTTTAACAAGTATGTTTGAAAGAAGTGTATTTGAACAATAGAAACATAATAACAGGAGAAATACAATGGCGTACACGGGTTCTCCGGCTACGAGTGCAGTGGATAGACTCAGAATCGCTGTAGGTGATACAGATACATCTCTTGTATTTCTTGATGACGCAACATATCAATATTACTTGGATAAGAACAACAACAATGAGAAGCGTACAGCACGAGAATTGATGCCCATCATCCTGTTCTCTCTTGCCAAGATGCGCCGTGAACGTGCTTATCAGTGTGAAGTCTATGGTGCTGATACATTCAACAACTACATGCAAGCCCTGAAGCTGGCAATTAGTAATCCAGCTATTTACGATGTTGAGTTCACACCTTACGCCGGTGGTATTAGTCGTAGTGACATGCAAGATAATATGAACGATACGGATACATTGTCACCTAAAGTTTATCGTGGTGTTACTAACGATGATGGCGCTCCATCTTACCTTGAGAAAGAAACTTGGGTTGAAACTGGTTCATATTCTGGCTTCTGATTGGGAGCTATGTAATGGCTAAGAGTACAAAACTTGGTTATGAAGTGACAACCGATTTCAAAGAGCTTGATGCTCTGTGGAAACGTCTGCAAGACCTTAACCAGAAAGAAATTGAATACGGATTTATTAACGAAGAAAAATATCCTGCTGGTGATAGCAGACAAGGGATGTATGTAGCAAGTGTAGCTTGGATGCAAGAGACTGGTTTTGCTGCACCAAGGGGCTTCTCCCCTCCTCGCCCATTCTTCACCCAATCAATTCCAGATGCAGCTTCTTATATCAAAGGGGTTGCACCACACATATTCAAGCTATCGTTTCTGGGCAAAGTAGAAAAGGAAATGCTCAGGGTTGGCGCTGGCCTTGTACAAACAGTAAAGACCAGTATTGACGACGCTCAGTTCCCGCTAAACTCTGAATTGACATTAGACATGAAGTCACCTGAAACTCGTGTATTACGTGAAACAAGCTTAATGTACGACAGCATTACAGCAAGGATAGTTAATCGAGATGCCTACGGCAAACGAAAGAAGGAGGTGGATATTAAATGACAACTCCGTTGTTTTTATGCGTAGGGAAGAGCAATTACACATTTACCAGACGGGCTGGAAGCTACGTTAATGGTAGATGGCTTGATGGAACAGCTTCAACGTTCACAATCTCTTGTAACATTCAGAATAACATTCAAGGAAAGATGACTAAACTTCTTCCTGAAGGGGATAGAAGCAAGAACAGTATTATCATCCTGACTAATGGAATCTCACAATCTGTACGTACAAGTCAAGAAGGCAGTGGATTGCTGAAAGGGGATGAAGTTACTTGGAATGGTGATGTGTACGAAGTTAGGGAAGTGAATCTCTATAATCTTAATGTGCTAGATCATTATATGGCATTAGCTGTTCGTAAGGAGAAAGCATAATGTCTAAAGTGACAAACAGTACATTCACTTCCATTGAAGATAGTATCTATACAGCATTCACTTCTACACTGTCCGGCATTACAGCTTATCTTGATATGCAGAATGGTGTTGAGCCTGCCTCCCCCTATTGCCATATATTTGTTGTTAGTGAAACGCCAGTTGGTATGTCCTATGAGAGTGTGATTATTCACAACTCAAACAGAACAACAACCATGTGCCAAACATATGAAGGATTGGTAAGGTTTGTATTTGTTGGAAAGGATAAACAGTCAGGTGGCAGTGATACTAATGCAGCCAATTACGCAGAAGATTTCTGTCAAAGAATGCGAAGTGTTTATTATCGGCAGTTGTTTGCTGATAACGGCCTAAGTGTTCTACGTGTGAGTGGAAACAAGCGTTCACAACAAAAAAGAGAAACAGATTTCTATTCTGTTTTCACAGTGGATGTATCGCTGGCTTACGATAAACATTCCACGATTACGTTCCAGTCCATCGACGATGGAGCCGTAAAGGGAACACTAACTGAAGCCAACAATGTAGACGGTACGTTGCCTGTAACATTTAACTATTAGGAGATAGATAGAACATGACTGTTCTTAATGATTTGATTAGCGTCACGATTAGTCGTGAAACTGCTACAGTGCAGCGGGCTTCGTTTGCAGTCCCTTGCTTTATTGCCGCCCACACAGCTTTTGCTGAACGTGCTAAAGAATACAACAGTGTTGCTGAAGTTGGTGCAGATTTTGCTTCTACTAGCAATGTGTATAAGGCTGCTCAGAAGTATTTTGCTCAAGATCAAGGCTTGGACAAGATTGTTGTAGGTCGTCGTCAAGTTCCGTTGGTTACGATTACGCCGACCGTTGTTAATGACGCCACCTACTCTTTCACTTTGGAAGGGGAAAGCATTAGCTTCACGGCTGATTCTTCTGCCACAGCTGCTGAGATTGTTACTGGTCTGAAGGCTGCTATTGTTTCTGCTGGTGTTACTGGTATCACTACTGGTGGTACAACCACTCTGACAATCGCTCCGTCTGTGTCTGGTACTGGCTATGAACTGAAGGGGCTTAGCGCCAATCTGTCGGCTGCTAATGACGCTGCTACGGAAGAATGGGCTGACACAATCACTGCTGTTCAGAATGTCAATGATACTTGGTTCATGTTGTCTACTGAATCTCATGTTGATGCTGATGTGCTGGATATTGCTGCTGCTGTTGAAGTGCTGGAAAAGATGTATGTTTTCTCTAGCCAAGCTAGTGCTGTGAAAACTTCTTCTACGTCTGATATTTTCAGCCAGATTAAGGCTCTGAACTACGACAACACGTTCTATATCTGGAATGCTTCTGCTGATACCAATTTCATTGAATGTGCTTGGGTTGGTTATTTCGCTCCTGCTCAACCCGGCTCTAACCACTGGTGCTATAAGACGCTTTCCGGTATTACAGCGGATACGCTCTCTTCGTCCGAAGCCAATTACATCAAGAACAAGAATGGCTCTACATACGAAGCCTCTATTGGTGGCCGTGATGTCGTGATTGGTGGCAAAGTCAGTAGCAGCGAATGGATTGATGTGATGGTGTTTGTATTCTGGCTGAAGGCTCGTATCCAAGAAGGGATTTGGTTCCAGCAGATTAACAGCAAGAAGATTAGCTACACCAGTAAAGGTACTGCTGTTATTGAAGCTGAGATTCGTCGCGCTCTGGCAGAAGGTGTACAAGTTGGTGGCTTGGCTGATTCGCCTGCTCCGATTGTTTCTGTTCCGAACGTTCTCAACATCTCGTCTGCTGTCCGGGCTACTCGCGTATTGCCGGATGTTACGTTCACTGCTCGTCTTGCTGGCGCTATCCTGTATGTGGATGGTATCACCGGCACCGTGACGGCTTAATAGGAGAATATAATAAATGGCTTCTACTCGTACTTCTACATATTCTCCGTCTGATGTTAATGTTGTTATCTCTCAAGAATCCACTGGCCTGATTCATGTCATTGCCGGTTATGCTGAAGATAGTCACATTAATGTTGAACGTGATAGTGAAACTTACGAACACGTTACTGGTGTTGATAACATTGCTACTCGCGTCTATAAGGCTAACACTTCCGGTAAGGTTACTGTTTCCTTGGGTCAAGGGAGTGCTTCTAATGACATCCTCACCCTGCTGTACGCTAATGACCGTGCAAGCAAGAATAGCGATGGCTTGTTCTCTCTCACTGTGAAGGATGGCTCTGGTCGTTCTGTTGCCTTTGCTCAGGAAGCATACATCGGTGTTGTGCCTAACAGCCAATACGGTAACAGCTTGAACAACCGTGATTGGGTTTTCCACTGCACTCAGATGGAAGATATTATCGCTGGTAACTCGCTCATCTCTGCTGAAGATGTTGCTGCTATCCAACTGCTTGGTGGAACTGTTCCTACTGAATGGCAGGCTTGATAGCTTCTAGGGAATAATAATACAGGGCAAGGATGCCCTACTCTTTATATAGGAGAACAAGAGTGTACACATATTCCCCAAGTGATGTTGGAATAACATTTGCTGGAATCAACATATCTGGCTTTAGTGCTGACAATGTTGTGCGTATCAATCGTGTTGACCCGCTTTATACAAGTAAACGAGCAATGGATGGAACTGTATCCATTACACAACAGCGATACAGCACATGGAAAGTGGATGTGTTTCTTGAACAATCCAGTGAAAGCAATGATTTCCTTTCTGGTGTTCAAAAACTACTTTATGGTTCAAACATTAGCGCAATGCAATATCTTCCATTGATTGTTAAAGACAACAGCGGAACAACAATGTTCTTTGCCAAGGATGTTTGGATTGAAGCACTGCCTGAACTTGAGTTTGGACAATCGCTAGCTACAAGACAATGGACATTCATGTGTAACGATGTTGAATGTTTAATCGGCGGGAATGCCGAAGATTTATCTGGTGTTACAGAGGCTCTTGCAATTGCTTCAGCAATGCAATCAACTTTTAATATCAGTCGTAATTATGTGGATGCTGCAATCAGGGTGATAAAATGACTTCAGTAGTTTATGACCCGTCACAGAATGAAGTGAGAATTGCTGGCTACGTCTTAACAGGCGTTACATCCATTAGAGTGAATCGCGGGACAGACTCTTTCAAGAATATTGATGGAATAGACCCCGTGTATTCTGCAAGAGTGAGACAATTCACTCGACCCTTTCGCCTAACTGTCAAACTTCTGCAAACAAGCATTTCAAATGCTATCTTGCAAGACCTATATGCTTCGTCCGAAGTAAACGCCAACTCATTCTTCCGAGTTGAAGTTAGTGGTGCAAATGCCACTGACATGCAAAAACCAAATATATCATCGACTGGATATATTATGTCTGCACCTGATTTGGTCAGAGATAATGATGCAACAGAAACAGAATGGAGTTTTGTAGTTAATGCACTACAATTCACTGCTCTTACTGATTTGCTATACTAACAATTTAACTGAGGTAAATAAGAATGGCTCTTGAACAAGTAGATGTTCATCTGGGTGGCGTTGACTATAAGATTACACCTTTTGTGGCAACCAAGGGACTGGCTATTGAAGTGAAGCTGGTTAAGCTACTTGGCCCTGCATTCATGGAATTGCAGAAGGCCGCACAAGGCGATGGTAGCGAAGATGCTGTCCTTGGTGAAGCGATTAATGTCTTGATTGGACAAATGGATAAAGTGGACGTCGTGGCACTGATTAAAGAATTGGTGAGCAATGTCAGTAAGGGAACAATGGCCATCAACTTTGATCAGGAGTTTGCACAACGGTATGGTGTGCTGTTTGACTTGATTAAGGAAGTGTTGAAAGTTAACTTCTCTGATGTTTTTTCAAAGCTAGGTTTAGGCATCGGGGCTTAAACACTAGCGAATCTGAAATTGATTCAGGTACAAAACGCTTATACAAAGAGATTGAAGAAAAGTTCACAGTAGATGTTCGTATTCTCAATCTCTTGTCTGCTGAAGAAAGATACTGTACGTATCACGAATTACAGACAGTGTATAGCGTTCCCGACTTTTATGACATGCTGGAAATGATGGATGTTAATGCTGCATTGAGAGATGACAGCAGGCGACGTAGCCAAAAAGAATAATAGGAGAAGGGCATGGAACTGGCAAAGCTATTTGCTACTGTAGGTTTTAAAGTAGACAAGGAAGGGTTGACAGCGTTCCGTGCTGAGATTGCTGATTTAAAAGTACAACTGAAAGAAGCAGCAATACAAACAGGAAAGCTCAAGAATCAGCTTACAGGGCTGACAGCACAATTCAAATCATTCCAGAAGATGACTGACACCAAGGGTGTTACGAAGTGGATGGATGGTATTGAGAAAAGCGTCACTCACCTGAACAACATGCAAGTTGCTGTTAGTGGACAAGCTCAGAAATCTGAGATGTGGGCTGATAGGTTTGCTTCTTCCATCTTCAAACTTCATCAAGCTATCACTGGTAGAAAGAATGAAGTAGCTGAATATGCACAAGCAATCATGTTGCTTGCTGCTAACTTTGAAAGGTTGAAAGCTGCTACAGCAGGAATTAGTAGATTTAGACAAGTTCCATCAAGTGCTATTAGTCAGACAGGTGCTGGATATGGTGGGGCTAGAGAGAATGCTGGCCGCCCTCGTGGAAACGGATATGAATCTAATCAGTATGTAGGGTATTGGGGGAGAGCATCTGGCATTGCTAAGTCTGGCCCTGCTGCCTTCCTTCGCCCTATGCTTCCAACGGGTATGGGATTGTTTAATGCTGTTGCTGGCGGGTATGCAATCAAAGAACTGATTGCAACTGGTCGTGAAATGATGCAGATGGAGAATATGCTCAAGGCAATCTCCGGTGATACTGCAACATTCAATCAGAATCTAAAGTTCGTAAAACAGACAGCAGATGAACTCGGTATCTCTATCCTTGATATGGGTCAGAGCTATGCCAAGATGTTCATGTCTGGCAAGGAACAGTTTAGTACTGAAGTTCTTCAAAAGAGCTTTAAGGGCGCTCAAAGTTATTTCCGTTTGTTGGGGATGAGTGCTGAAAAGATCAATCTTGCTAACAAAGCTATTGAACAGATGTTCAACAAGCAGAAAGTAAGTAGTGAAGAACTGAAGGGGCAGTTGGGTGAACATGCTGCTGGTGTGATGCAATACTTCGCTCAGGCTGCTGGAACAGATGTACAAGGTCTGTTCAAGATGATGGAAAACGGGAAGGTTGGCACTGACGTTGTTGTTAAGGCAATGCAAGCTATGGGGGATTTTGCCCTAGCATCTCCTGAGTTCCAGAAACAGCTTAAAATGTCTGCTGCTGCACAAGAACGTTTCAACAACAAAATGCGAGAGTTTTCCAAAGTAATGATGGAAAGCGGCTTGGATGAGTTGTTGACAGAGATGTTCGGAGCCCTTACTAAACTTGTTTCAGTTCTTACCCCGTTGTTCAAAGGGTTGCTGCTTGTTATAAAAGGACTTAAAGAGCTTGGAACTGTTATATCAAACAATAAGGAAGATATAAAAGGGTTCTTGGCAGGGTTCTTCGGAACAGGCGGCCTACTCGCAGCATTTGTACTTCTCAAGACACAAGGGATTGGCGGTGCTATTAGTTCCATGAATCAGTTTACCAAACTGCTGTGGGGTGCTATTCCGCCAATGGCTAGGCTGGTTGGCTTAATGGGCGGGTTGATATATGTAGCCCAATCCGTAGCTGACTACATGAATGGCGAAGATAATTGGGTTCATGGGTGGCAGCTTGATATTGAATATGCCATGATTCTTTGGGATACGTTTATTCTGAAAGTGTTGAATGGGTGGGAAGAAATGAAAAGAGGGATTAATCCTTTCTTCGATAAAAACTCTTTCAACTATAATTCTGGTGAAGTTCAGAAGAAGATTTATCAGTCAATGGAAATGAATGGTAATACGCCAAGCGGAAAGACACCTGAGCAAGTTAAAGAAATGTTTCAGAAGTTCAATGAGCAAAATAAGCCAAAGATTTCTGAAAGACTGACAAACCCGCAAAGCTCAATAATGAACTTCAATATCAACTTCAATGACCTCCCTGCACAAGCTGCTGACGCATTGAAGAATGGAGACATGCGTGAGTTTGGTGTTGGTGTGGGAAGTGTCCTTCGTGTCGGCGGGTTAGGGATTTACAGTTAATAAGGAGAATGCTACAGCATGATTTACGTCATAAAAACACAAAACAATGATGTTATCTTGTTTGATAGCATTCTCTCTTTCTCTGAATCTTATCAAGGAAGTGTAACGTCTCATCCCGTTGAAGATGGAACTAAAATCAGTGACAACATTGTTACTGAAAATATCAAGCTGAAGATTCAAGGAGTGGTGAGTGATTACAACTTCTGGAATCCTTTGAAAGATGCAGCTAATGCTGCTGTTCCGTATTACAATCAAGGAACCCCTCGTTTTGATTCAATGGGGGTGATTGACAGTAATCTTAATCCATCATTCTCTGATGCTCAAGCTCCACAAGATTATGCAGCTACGAAAGACAATAGTTCTGTCAAGGCTGCAATGTTTGTTGTCAGGGACAGGTTGATTCGTATTCAACGAGATAAAGAGCTTGTCACTGTTCTTGCCTACACTCTTACTGGGAATGATAGCGAAATTACACGCTATGAGAATTGTGTCATTACTGATTTGTCTTTTGATACCTCTCCTGACAGCGGGTATGCAATCTATCCTAACATCAGCATTGAACAAGTTAAAACTGTCAAAGTTAAAGTTGTTCAGGCTAATGCTGAAAAGATTATCCCTTCTACTGTTGCTGGTCAGGGGTCTGCTACTGACGGCAAGGGTAATAAGGTTGGAGATAAGGGAAAGACAACGGATGCTGCTCCTGAAACAAACCAAGAAGCTCACCAACCACAGATAGATAGAAACGCTGCTGCTGAAGAAGAGTTGCGTAGGCAGCAAGAGAAGAAGTTTAAATATACAGGCAGTAGGTCAGCACCGGGAATGATAAGGGATTAATATGAACATCACATTGCTTCCACTGTACAACCTTCCATCATTTACATATTCTACTAGCCTCAACAATGTAGCCTGTACATTAACTTTCAACTACAACTTCAGAAGCAAGTATTACTACGTCACAATCACTTTACAAGACGGGACTGTTGTCCTTGACAGTAAGAAAGTTGTTAGTGATTATAACATCTTCTCACCTGAGATGTATGAAGTGGGAATAAACGGTTGTCTTTATCTTGCAAAGCTGAATGACAATGTTGAAGAAAATGAAACAACAATAAAATCTTGGGCTGATAACTTCCTTCTTGGGTTTTTTGGTTAATTGTATAAAGGGGAGAATATGGCTACCACTTATGAAAACATTCAGTGGGATAGAGACTATCTCCTTACATTCAAAAACCCTGTCAATGGGGATATTGTCCAGCTTAAAGACTTACGTATTCAGTTTGATATTGAGTTGTATGTAGACAATAAAGAGAAAACCAATCGTGGAACCATCTCCATCTACAACCTGCAAGATAGTACAATTGAAAGCATTGGTACAAGGTGGGGAAGTATTACATTAGATGCTGGATATAAAGGGAACATTAAAACCATTGTCAATGGTGATGTTCTCAATATCCGCACCACTCGCCAAGGAAGCGACAGAATCACTACGTTTGAATTGGCTCTTGACTATACAAAGCTGGCTATCAAGAAAATCAACTATTCCTTCCCTGAAGATATTTATCTTGAGAATGTGATTGCCAAGATTGCTTCCGACTTGTCGTTGTCTTACAACAAGCCAGCTAAAGGGGATTGGCTCTCTCTCAAGTGTATGTACGGCTACCCCGCTTACGGCACTGGTAAGCAAGTATTGGACGAGATTGCAAAGACATATGCAATTGAATGGAAGATTGTAGATGGAAACCTGCTTGTCACTGACCGCTACGGATTGAATGGTGGGGAATATGAAAGAGCTATTGTTCTTAGTAAGGACAGTGGGCTTCTCGACATCCCATTCATTGACAGCGAAGAAGTGAGTAAGAGTGTTGGGCAAGCCTTGGATAAAGAGGATGAGTTGTTCCTTCCATCCAAGAAACCTTCCTTAAAGAAAGATGGAACACCTAGAAAGATTAGCAAGCTGCGCGTTGTCCGATATGGCCTAAGAGCTAAAGCTTTGTTAAATCCTGAAGTGAGGCCAAATAGCTTATTCAAGGTTGTTACGGACGATAAGCAATTCGACAACTTCTATCGTGTCCGCTCTGTCAATTTCAAAGGTGATACTCGCGGGCAAGAATGGTATATGGAACTTTGGGGTGATAGCGTAGAGGCAGAAGAAAAGCAATGACAGACATGACTTTTGAAAGCGCAATGAAAGCCTTCTTTGAATACCAAATGCGTGGCGTATATACAGCTATGCCCGGTATTGTGATGGGTGTTAGAAACGAAGAAGAATGTCGTGTTGATGTCAAGCCAATGGTGAATATGGTTTTCCCTGACTGGACTGAGGATGAAGAACATCCCACTATCCTCTCTGTCCCGTTGATATTCCAATCCAGCAGCACAAGTGCTTTTACATTCCCTGTTAAAGCGGGTGATACGGTGTGGTTGATGTTCAGCCAAGTCAGTATGGATGTATTCAAATCTGGTGATGGAACAGTTCAACCGCCTAATGATTACAGACGTTTTGACAAGAGAGATGCTGTAGCTATCCCCGGTATTCACCCGTTTGGATTGTCAATCAATAAGCAAACCAATCGTACTCTCCCACATTCAACACAAGATGCTGTTATTGTCCATAACATTGGGGCAGACAATGAATGTGAAATACGGATGAAGCCTACAGGGGAAATAAAAATAACATCTCCTGTGAAGATTGAAGCTATCGCCCCCACTGTGAATGTCACGGCTTCAACATCTGCCACTGTTTCTGCACCGGCAATATATGCTACAGCCACGACACTGGCAACAATTACCGCACCAATTGCGGCGATTAACGCTGTAACATCCGCAACTATCACTTCGCCGTTAGTGGCAATCAGTGCATCAACAAGCTGTGTTGTGACAAGCCCTGTATTTACGTGGAATGGCAATACGGTTGCTGTTGTCTAAGGAGAAACACATGGATATTAAATTAGATGACAGTGGCGATATTAGCTTCACTGGTGGTGAAAGCTCTGTAACCAGTATTGGTGCTGAAGATTTGGCACAACGTATTCGTATCCGCTTAAATACATTCCAAGGGGAGTGGTTTATGGACAATACGTTAGGTGTGGATTGGTGGAATAGAGTGTTTGGTAAGAATCGTTCCAAAGCTGCTGTAGATGCTTTGCTGCAAGAACAGATATTGAAAGAACCAGATGCTTTGCAAATCTTGTCATATTCCTCGTCCATTTCTACAGATAGGAAGTTCTCTTGTTCTTTTAAAGTGAGGACAGAGAACGGAGCTATTACAGCAACACAAACATTCAATATCGTCCCTACGGCATAGAAAAGATAACAAGAAAGGAGAAACACAATGGCTGGACTTTCTAGCACAGGCTTTTCAGTAAAACGCCTGAATGATATTATTGCGGAACTGAAGGCTAAAGCGGAAAGCGAGTTTGCTTCTCTTGTCGAGCCGGGGGATATTGTTAATACAAGCGATACATCTGTTCTTGGTCGATACATTAATTTGTTTGCCGCCCCTATTGCTGATTTGTGGGAAGCAGCCCAAGATGTATATGCGGCTTATGACATTAATGAAGCCACAGGGAATGCCTTAGAGAATATCACATTAACTGGTGGTGTGGCTCGTAAGAGTGCTACAGCATCTACAGCGGAGCTTGTATGTTATGGTGACTACGGCACGATCATCCCTGTTGATAGTAATGTTCGTTCTTCTTCTACGGGGAAAGTATTTAGCACTGACAGTGAAATCACTCTGGATGAAGGGTTGTGTGTTGCTGTACAGATTTCTCCGGCAACTGTTGCCAACTCTACGGTTTATAGTTTTACCTATCAGATTTCTGGTATCAATGCTTCTCCTGTTACTGTTTCTATTACTTCTGATTCTTCTGCTACTGAATCGGAGATTGTCAACGCTATAATCACCGAAGTTAATACAAACCATGACACTTACTTGATTGCAACGCTTGTTGATAGCGAAGCACTGATTCAGGAAGTTAATCAGGGATACACTTGTACATTCGATGTTGGTACAGATTGGGACATCAGTAAAGTTAAGAAGAGTGTTAGTGCTACCTGCACTGAAACTGGCCCTAATAGCCAAGCTGCTAATACAATCCAGAGCATTCAGTCTCCTGTTATTGGTTGGGATACAGTTACCAACCCTTCGGCTGCTGTGGAAGGGACAAACATTGAGACAGATAGTGAACTGCGTACACGATATGCTTTGGCTAAGTTCCAAGACAGTGTGAATACATACGAAGCTATCTACGCTGCCATTCTTAAAATTGATGGTGTTGAACAAGTCATCATTTATGAAAATGAAACAGATACAACCAATGGGATTGGTGTTCCTGCTCACTCATTCTACCCTATTGTTCTAGGTGGTAGCACTATTGATATTGCTCAAGCCATTTGGGACAACAAACCTGCCGGTATCTTGAGCTATGGTACAGTGACAGAAAGTGTTGTTGACAGTCAAGGTGTGAGCCATGATGTTTCGTTTGATCGCCCTACCGATCTGCCCATCTATATTGAAGTAGATGTAACCACAGATGCTGATTATCCTGTTAATGGCGATGACCAGATTAAGCAAGCTATCAAAGACTATATTGATGGATTGAGAATTGGTGATGATGTTATATACAGCCGTCTCTACACACCAATCAACACTGTTGCTGGTCACTATGTAACATCTTTGAAGGTGGACGATGTCAACCCACCTGTTGCAACTACCAATGTCACTGTAGATTATTATAAACGAGCCACTATCACTCTTGCTGATATTGTTGTCAATAGTTAATAACGGAGAAAAGCAACATGGCTACTAATGCTTTTACCGAAGTTGATTATTTGTCTCAAGGCAGAGGGAGAGTGACGGAACAGTTTAAGAACAAGCCTGTCTTTGATGCCTATCTTAAACTGATTATGGATTCCTTGAATGAGCTTCAAGGGGTTTATAAAGACCTAATGCAGTTGCGTAGTATTGAAACTGCCACAGGCGCACAACTCGATTTGATCGGTGATATTGTTGGTCAACCCAGAACATTGGTGAATTACGATGCTTTCCCTTATTTTGGATTTGATGGGGCAACGGCTGCTGAAACTTTCGGAACAATATCTGATAGCACGATTGGTGGTTTGTTTCGTAGCGTTAATCAGTCAGAAGGGGCTAGTGCTGAAGTTGATGATGAAACGTATAGGTTTTTGATTAAGGCTCGTATTATTGCCAATACAACCAGAGCAACACCTGAAGCTATTATCAGCGGGATTAACTTTGTTACAGGTAATGCCAATACGACGCTGGTTGAACAACCTTTTGCTCATATAACGCTTGAGGTACAGAACAACCTTACTGACTTCCAAGCCTATTTCCTTAAAGGGCTTAGTGAGCAAGGAAGTATCATCCCTATTCCTATCGGTGTAGCGGTTGATTATGTATTCTTTGAAGAAGATTACTTTGGTTTCTATGAAGACCCTAATGCTTCTACATTAAGTACGCTAGATGGCGGGTATGGATATGGTTATGGAGGCTCTTATGGAACGCCAGCAGCCGACCCCGATGTTGGTGGGTATATTGCAGATTTACAATAAGGATGGAAAATAATAATGGCAGCTACAACTCTTCCCAATAACGGGATTCAATACGCTTGGACAGCCGGGGAAGATGGCTGGAACACTGGCATGGATGCCAACCTTAAACGCATTGACACACTGATGCAATGTTCTGTCAAGGATTATACGCTTTCCTCTCCACCCGTTTCCCCTACATCCGGCGATAGATACATCGTTGCTGCTGGTGCTTCCGGCGCATGGAGTGGACAATCTACAAAGCTGGCTGTGTATCTTGACGCTGGATGGACGTTCTACACCCCTCAGAATGGCTGGCTTGTTAAGGATGTTAATAGTGGACGGTTGATTGGCTATAACGGCTCTGCTTGGGTGCTAGACCCCCTTGGTGACAGAGCCTACGCTGATAGCGTTATCACTGGCCTGTGGAATGACCGTGGAAACTTCAATGCTTCTGGTGGCTCCTATCCTTCGTCTGGTGGCTCTGGAACCGCTGGCGCTATCAAGAAAGGGGATATTTGGACTATCAGCGTAGCTGGCACTCTCCCCACTGCACAAACTGTTGAAGTGGGCGATACAGTACGAGCACTGATTGACACTCCCGGCAACACTCAAGCTAATTGGGCTATTGGTCAGAACAACATCGGGTATGTAGCTGAGAATGCTGCTAACAAAGATTCTTCTACGTCTCTCGGTACAAGCAATACATTGTATCCAACTCAAGGGGCAGTTAAGAGCTATGTAGATTCTCTTGTAAGTAGCAATACAACTAATATTTCTACCACAATAGAAGGTATCTACCACTTTGTAAACAGAACAACCCCGTTTGGTGATGGGCCTTATATCACTCCTGCTTCCAATTCAACAAACTTCTATCAAACAGATTTCGCAGCTATTAGCGGATATGAAAAGGCAATTGGGGCAGTAGCTCTGTATTCCAATACGTCATCCACTACATATTCCGCATCCTTGATTCGCAGGCCAGATTTATTAAATCTGAATCTGAGCGATACCGTGTGGACAACAGGGGCAACCTTCCAGACCATTATGTTTGCCTCACTGTATGGAAACGTACCGACTGCTGGAAACAATTTTGAACAGCGATTCGGTTTCTTCTATAATGGGTATTACAGTGCTGCTACAACAGGTGGACATGCTTCCTATGCTGCTGACCCGTTTGCAAGTATTGATTCCACATCTAGCAATGACCGATCAGCCGCCTATTTCTTCACTGACAACACATCTACATACTGGCAATGTAAATCTGGTTCTGATGCTACAACTGAAACAACTGTCACGGCTGTTACCGCTGCTGTTGATATTTTCAGAGCGTTGCGAATTAAGATTAATACAGATGGGAGTGTTCAGTTCTGGATTGACGGAACGCTAGTTGCTACACATAACACAGGTGTTATTACCTCTGGTAAATGCCTGTCCGAAGCTGTAACTGTTGTACACACAGGAGCTTTGGCAGCAGGTGGTGTGAAGCGTGGATGGGTGATTAGCAGTATCGGAAAGAAGTTTACAACCCCGTCTACTCGTACTGGATTTGCTTTCGTTTAATAACGGATTAGGAGAATAATAAAGTGGCAAAAGAAACTCGTCCGTCATTGACGTATAAATGGGCATCGGGAGGGGATGTGGCCTCCCCTACAAACGCAAAAATCGAGCTTGGTTGGATTGTTGAAAAACCTCCTGTCCAGTGGTGGAACTACGTAGAGAATCGTCAAGACCAGTCTATTGCTTATCTGTATCAGCAAGGGATTCCTGAATGGGATAGTAGTATTGAATATCAGAATGGAAGCAGCTTTGTAACGTACAGTGGAAATATATACGTTTCTATTCAAACCGGAACCAACAAGAATCCAGCGTCTGAAACAGCTTATTGGAAATTGTATGGGAAGAAATGGGTCGCTGCTCCAGCTTCTGCTTCTGCTACAGGAACATCTGGTGATTGGGCTGTCGATTCAGATTATATTTATGTCTGTACAGCCACTAACACATGGAAACGCGCTGCGTTGGCTACTTGGTAATATGGGAGAACTAAATAATGGCTAAAATTAGTAAGCCCGATATTAGCATTCAGTGGGCGCAAGCTGGAAGTATTTCTGTTCCTAGTGATGTAAAGAAACAAACTGGTTGGGTTGTTGAGAAACCAGCTAACGAATACATGAACTGGATTCAGAATCGTCAAGATAAAGGGATTGCTTATTCCTACCAGATGGGGGTTAGTGAGTGGGACAGCACTACTGAATACCAATATGCTTCCGGGTATGCAAGCTATGTTCAATATAACGGAATCGTCTATAAAGCGATTCAGACAGGCACTAACAAAACCCCTGACGTTGAAACAGGATATTGGACTCGTGCTTTTGATGATTATGGTGCTGCTTCCACTGTTAATTCAGCCCTTACAAGTCATATTACCAATTATGGAACTTTGGCTGGATTGTCTAATGTAACAGCAGCACGTTCTAATCTCTCTGTATATTCGATTGCTGAATGTGATGCTACATTTGCCCCAAAGGCAGGGAATAGCAGTCAGACATTCTTGGTTGGTACTGCAACAAGTGGTAATCATGCCGTCCGTAAGAGTCAGTTTGATGCTAAGACAGGACAAGCCACTGAGACTACTGCTGGTATTAGTGAGATTGCTACACAGGCTGAAGTGAATGCTGGTGCTGACGACTTGGCATACGTTACGTCCTTGAAGCTGGCCACCAACCTTGTTGCAAAGACTGCTTCTATTGCTGATGCCAAGACAGGGACAAGCACAACCAAGTTTATGACTCCCGGCTCCTTCACTGGCTTCTTCAATGACTCTGGTCAGCAAGGATTGACAACTAACGGGTATCAGAAGCTCCCCGGTGGATTGATTCTGCAATGGGGAGTGTATGACAAGGGAAGTAACTTTACAGATGGTGAGCAAACCACTATCAACCTTCCTGTTTCTTTCCCGACAGCTTGCCTTGTTGTAACACCAACCCTGTACAACGTGGCTAATCAATCTGATTGCGAAATGATTATATCGTTGCGTACAATGAGTGCATCCTCTTTTGTATTTCATGCAGATAAGGTTGTTGCTGGAAGCAACGGTAGAGCTATCACTTGGTTTGCAATCGGTTATTAAAATAAATAGGGAACATACAACATGACAGCAATTCAACTAACCGAAGAACAACTGAAACGTTGGTTCCCTAAATGTAAGGAAACCAGAGACTATGTAGCAGCCTTCAATCAGCTTCTAACTAAGGATGGAATCAATGCCACGCCAGAGCGTCTATCTGCCTTTTTAGGGCAGTTTGGACATGAGACAATGGGGTGGACTAGGTTGGTAGAGAACACCAATTACACGTCCCCTGAGCGACTTATGGCTGTATTCCCAAGTAAGTTTCCCTCTCTTTATCTAGCCAAGCTGTATGCCGGGAAACCGGCTAACATTGCCAACCGTGTATATGCCAATAAATATGGCAACGGAGATGAACAGTCTGGTGATGGGTATAGATACAGGGGAAGAGGGGCTTGCCATCTGACGTTCAAGGACAACTATAAAGCTTTCTTCAAAGCTTCTGGTGTCGATGTAGTTCAACATCCTGAGTTTCTGGAAGAGCCTTGGTATGCCGTTCTATGTGGGGCTTGGTGGTGGCAAAGCAGGTTGTTGAATGCCAGTGTAGATGCTGGCAATTGGTTATCTGTTACAAAAGGGATTAACGGAAGTGCTGCTCTTGGTCACCCAGAACGTGAAACATTGAGAAAGAAGATATTGGCTGATTTGCTATCGGAGAATAAAAAGAAATGAAATGGATTGAGTTTATTCAGAAAGCAATGTCAGATGCAAAGACATCTTTCCCTAGTACAAAACGTCTTGGATATGTAATAGGTGTGTTGGTTGCCGCTATTGTCTCTTTCACAATGTTAGGTGTTATCGTTGGCCTTAGTATTGGTGTTCCTGCTATTCAGTTTCAGTTTGTATATTCTACACTGAATGAAACGTTGTTGTGGATTATTGGTTTGTTGATTACTGGAAGCAGCGTCTCTTACGTAATGACTAAGAATACGGAAACCAAGACAAGAGGGATGGAATCAAATGACACCTGAGCAACAACAAGATATTCTTAATCGTGTTACAAGGCTGGAAGCTGAGAAAGGGACAAACGATGTGGTGTTGAATGGTATCCAGAAAGTGCTGATGGATATTCAAACCAAGATTGACAAGGCTATTGTCTACAATGAAAAGCACGACAACTTGTCCAAGGAAGTGGATAAGCTCAGGGAAGATTACGACAAGAAGAAACAACAGATAGATCAAGGGATGGGATGGTTGAAGGGAGCTTTCGCTGTAGGTGGGGTGACAGTGAGTATTGTTGCCGCTCTCGGTCTGTTCATAGCTAAAGATGGACTAACCAACATCAAAGAGCATGAAGGGAAGATAAGCGAAGTGAGTCAACGCATTCAAGTGCTAGAGACTAGAATGAACGTGAGTAATCCTAAGTTGCCATGATTTACGGCCACCTGTCGTTGTCATTATTGTAGAACAACCAAAGCATCGCCATAGCGACAACAACTGTAATAGAAAACGCTACAAAGGATTGTAGCGTCTCCACCCGCATCATTTCAAACATTTCCTTCACCACTCTCTTTTAATTTCCTGCTTCAAAAACTGAACGATCTTCCTGTTCAATGTCAATAATCTGCATCTTTGCAGCTTCCATCCAAAAACCTACATCTGTGTTTGTGTTGTTGACTGAATCAACCAGAACAACATGAATAGCTGTCCCAATAATCATCCCACCAACCAGAGAAGCAAAGAACATCAAGGCTTTGTTCTCAATGTGTGTCTGACACCAGTATCCATAGATACCAACAAATACAACACACCCTACCAAATACACTGCTTCAAGCATGATTCTTCTCTCTAGTCATTTAATAACAACGCCACCAATACAAACACTCCCATCCTCTCTAGGCGTTATGCCAATCAGCTTACTGCTTCCTAGCCGGATGTTACGTTGAAACCAACCAAGTGTCAACGGAGCTTCTACGTCTTCCTTGTAAATTATAGCACTAACCTTGGTGAAGCGGATAGTGTATTTTACAACAACTGGCAATCCATGTCTCCCCACTTGTGTTACAAGAGTGGATAGATTACCGAAATGTGACATCTCCCACCCAAGGGACAGAAGATGTGAAGAAAGTTCTTCTCTAGTCATTTTTCAGTTCGTTCAGTTGTTCTTGCAAAGCTTCAATCTGCTTTTGCAGGGCTTCAATTTGCAAGTCTTTTTCTGACTTCGGTATAGGCCGAAGAGAGTAGGAAGTGACAAGTTCCATCTCCTTATTTGGAAACTCATTGAAACTACTCATATCAGAGTAAGAGATAGTTCCATCATCTACCCAGAGAACCTCTTCGCCTGTGTGTTTCACCGTTTTACTGTCATAATCCCACCCACACCCCATCCCAAACAGTGTCTCCTGCACAAGACGAGAATGTTCTTCATCTTTGATACGAATCTTCATTGCTTTGAATTGAGTGGTATCATGGCTTTCAGGTGCTTCGTTGTCAATGAGGTGGATGTTATACAACCAAGGCCACGAATCGCAATCCCCATCCACCTTAACTTTGAGGTCAGTTTTAACCCTATCATCGAACTCCACAACAGTAGCAACACTCTCTCCACCCTCATCCACCCATACCTTATCACCAATTTTCAGATGTTCCCGGTAGTTTTCTGTGGTAATACCGATGTCTTTCAGTTTAGGTTTGTTCATGTCAATTCTCCAACCATTCGGCTTGTCTGTTAAAGTAAGTGAAGCATAACAGCACATCCTTGTGCTTGTCAACAAGTTATTTACGGTATTTACTGTAATCCACTTTCCCATCTAGTTTACGATGAGAGTAGTCCGTAACGCGCTTCTCAAAGAAAGCATCATGTTTACCGGCAGACAACATCCACTCCATCCAATCAAGCGGATTCGTAGGAACTTCCTCAAGGCTCAGCAAATCCAACTGGAACAACCGCAATTGACCTAAGAATGTGATGTATTGTTTCAACTGTTCTTCTGTCATGTCTTCTTGTTGACCAAGAGAGTAGACAAGTTCAATAAAACGATGTTCAGCTTCAACAAAGCGATGTACAACTTGACGAATAACCTTGTTAAGTTGCCAATTCTCAGCTTCAGTCAAGTCCTTACGCATCTCTTCCAGCCAGCGAATGTTTTGCGTCACATGGTCTTGTTCGTCGCTTAACGACCATTGGTTGACATCATTAAAGCCCATGATCAAACCTTGGCGCTTGTAATTCAACAAACAAGCAAACGCACCAAACAAGCCAATGCCCTCCCCTAGCAGAATTGTAGCCAAGATGACAGCAGCCTTATATTCGTCTCGTCCATTCAGGTTTTCAGCAGTCATTGCATCTAGCTTCTCACGCATTTCAGCGTATTCAGCAAACTTACTCCAATCCTTATCAGAGAATCCAAACGTCTCAGCAGCCAAGGCATATCCACGCTGATGAACCGTCTCTCGCTGCGCTGCTGTCAAGAACCAAGTACGAGCTTCATTGTTCTTAATGTATGGCAACAACTGAATATATCCGCTTGCAACGGTTTTGTCCATTTCAGTAAATACACAAAGCAACTGGTCAATGATATACTTGTTTGTTTCGTGACTTACATTCTTTGTAGCGAGTCCACCAACTGTATTGTACTGACGCAAGTCATCTTGTAAATCTAATTGATGCACATCCCAGAACATCTCTACTGCATGTTTCTTACTTGCTTCCATTGCCCAAGGATATGTGAATGGGCGGTATGAAGCACTTTCTTTAAACACTGACAATCTTATTCTCCTTAGCCCTGACACGAAAGGCAGGTTGTCTCATCATACTCAATCTTCTGTCGTACTGGAACAGCATTCAGTGGGGTTTCTTGCCCTGTCCCGACACTAGCCTTATTAGCAGCTTTAGATCGGCAATAGTACAACGTTTTCAACCCTTTCTTCCATGCAGCAATGTGAATATCGGCCATCTCTTCCAGTGTAATATCGCTAGGAACCTTGATGTTAATACTCTGGCTCTGGCAGATAAACTGCTGTCGAATAGCTGCCAACTCCACCACCCACATTGGGTTAATCTCTTCAAAGGTTTTGAATACAGCCTTCACTTCTTCAGACAACCCTTTTAGATGCTGACAACTACCTTCATTAGCAATAATGCTATCCCAGATTTCCTTGGTGTTCATTCCTTCTTTCTCAAGCTCCCGTTCAAGATACCTGTTCTTGATAAGGAATGAGCCAGCACGTCCTTGACTATTGAAAGCATTACTACTCCAAGGCTCAACGCTTGGGCTTGCACCAACAATATCGGCAGATGAAGCGTTAGGAGCAATCGCTAACAAATGACTGTTCCTGAACCCACTACCAACACAATCTGGAGCCTCACCACGTTCAAGAGCCAATTGCATAGAAGCAGCTTCAGCTTCGCGCTTGATTCGTCCGTAGATGATGCTTGTCTGTTGTGCAGCACTGTTGTATCCACCGCTATCAAACGGAATCAGCTTACTTTGCAAGTAGGAATGGAAACCGAGAGTTCCCAAACCAATAGCCCTCTCCTTTGATGCAGAATAGACAGCCTTCTGCAATTCAGGAGGTGCAAGACGAATGAAGTATTCCAGTACATTGTCAAGGTAGCGAACAAGGTCAGCTACAATATTAGTGTCTTTCCATTCGTCATATTTCTCAAGATTCAGAGAAGACAGACAACAAACTGCTGTACGCTTCTCTGAAGTCATTAGCGTCACTTCACTGCATAAATTGGACTGTTTCACCTTGTATAGCGGATTCTTAATCTGATTCGGCAATGAACGATTAGTCGTATCAATAAAATGAATATACGGCTCACCCGTTTCAAAACGCATTTCAAGAATCTTCTCGAACACTTCAGTTGCTTTCAGCTTACGCCCTGTAGGGCCATGCTTGGGGTCAACTAGCTCATATTCTTGTTCATTGATAACAGCTTCCATAAACGAATCTGGAATATTTACAGCGTTATTAAGATTGAAGCATTTCTTGTTTGCATCTCCACCTACAGGATTACGCATCTCAATGAATTGCATAATCTCAGGATGTGTTACATCAAGATACGCTGCAATGCTCCCTCGTCGGCTTGCTGTCTGCTTGTATGAGAGCGTATCAGCATCATATCCACGAAGATGAGACATTGCTCCTGTACTCTTCTCATCTGGAGAGCGGTTGGCTGCATACACCCCAACTCCCCCACCCATCATAGACAACCAAGCTGTTTCAGTACGGCTGTTTACAATCCCGCGTTTGTTATCAGGAATTTCGACAAGGAAGCAAGAAATTGGCATCCCGTCTGGTTCAACATTCCGTTCCAACCAGTCACCTGCTTCTTCAAACTGTTCCTTAGTGAATGTAGGCCAATCAACATCTACAGCATTACTCAGAACAGGACTTGCATTTGTAAACCACTGCTTACTTGCATAATCATAGATGCGTTGTGCGAACTCATAATCCCCGAAGCAATAACACGCTGCTGCGCGGGCAAATGACTGTTGCGGGCTATCCTCATGGTCTTTCTTGTAAAACCCTTTAGCTGTCAGCATTGCCAATCCCTTTTCAGGGATGATGTTGTTTCGTGAGTTGTCAATGATGATGCCGTTATATTCTACAACCGAATTATTCCCTTTCATTGTCATTCATCCATCCCCTTGTTCTTATCGCTCTTGTTAATCTTAAACTCCCTACTTCCTTGCCCTTGCCGACTCATCTTAATCATGTCCTTCTGCAATTCTGCATCAGGTTTACTGGCATACAATGCTTCAATACTGGCATGTCCTGATTGAATGTACTCACGGTCGGTACGTTCCCGTCCCATGTAGTATTCACAAGTGACTACTTGATTCTGCATATTTCTGTGTTGAACCACTAAAATTTCTATTTCATGCTTCGTATCTACACCAAGCTGCCACAACAGTTCTTTTGTCTTTGCTTCAGTTCCGTCATAACCGGGACACCTTATGAGGTCACTCAGGCTGATGTTCTTAAAACTAACTAACCGTGTCATACAAACTTCTCCAAAGATGGGAACAATTTGATAAATTCTTCTTTTGCTTTCAGTGCCACATCGCAATGTTCCAGTTGTGTTCCGTTATCTGAACGTAGGTTGATGTAGTGCATCCAACTACGTACACTTCCTTGCATGTACATCTTGCTCATTGTCAACCCCTCTGGCAAGAGAACACGAGCCACTTCCTTTGCAATACCCTTAGCAATAGCATCTTCATACAGGCGAGAGATGTGACCAATCAACCATTCCTGTTCCTCATTCCACCAAGCCTTCAGTTCTTCATCGTCAGTTGCAATACTATTCTGTCGGTTCTTGTGGTCTTGCAGGCGAACATCCCGATAACAAAACTTAGCAGCTTCTGCATAACGTTGGCTAAATTCCTGAAAACTAAAGCTTCGATGTCGAAGAATCTGGCGGCAAATGTCACGAGGAGCTTCAATTTCCATTGTGATGCTACACGTTTCAAAAACACTCCAATGTGCATTTTTAGCACAATAACCAAGTAGCTTATCTGCTGTCTCAAAGTTTGTCTGGTTGTTAGGGGCGCTTACACGCGCTGCGTAGCTAATAATCCCTTCACTGTTGGGAATGAAATCTACCAGTGGTTGTGTAACACCAATAGCCCTTACTTTAATGAAATTGTACAATCTTAATTCCCCTTATTCAATTCATTCCAATGTTCATCACACAACACTTCAATCCAACCAAAGTGTACCCGCTCTTCGCCAGTTTCTCCACAAACCATACACGTTCGCTGGCACACATGATCGGCTATCTCAATCAATGTGTCAATCTGAACAAGCTTATCTTCGTATCCATCCTGTGTCAAATCATCCCATTCTGGCGGTTCAATGTAGTAGACACGCAACTCACCAAACTTCTCTTTCATCTGTTCAACATCACACCCTTCAGCAAGCAACACGGCTTCCACTTGCTTTGCAATGTGTTGCCAACCAGTAGGACATTCCCGATAGGCACTAGCCTTGTCATACCAACATTGTTCTACAACAATATCGTTATTGTTCAATGTCTGTGTCATATTGTTTCTTCTCTTTACGCTTGTTGCGTGTTTCCTTGGTAGCCTGCTTCTTCAGCTTGACTTGTTTTCGTGCCTCTGCTTCTGAAATGTATTCATCAATCTCAGATTTACGGATTGTTCTTCCCAATTAATTAAACTCCACCACAGCACCTGTATAGTCAGCAACATCAGAAAGGGCTGATTCTAATTCGTCGCAGACATCTTCCAACGTCCAGCCGCTTTCATCTGGTAGGGTAATTCTCACAATGATGCGTTTTGTCTCAGCCATTTTATTCCACCTCTTCAAGCTCACTAAGATAATCCCAATACACTCGCCCATTGAGCGATAGCGATACTTCATGGTTGCCCCCAATATGTTCAATAATCTCTGTAACAACACAGCGACAACCAAACCACATTACATCTTTTCCAACATATACGTCAATGAAATCACGCATCATATTTCTTCCCGTAAAGAATCATATTAAACTGGTTCAGAATGTTCCGTAGCGAAGCCACGTCATCTTTCATCTGCGGAGATTCTCTGAACCATGTATTTTCAACACGATTGGCTACAGCACAAAGATTCATAGCTTCAGCATATAGCCAACCAACCAATTCGTTGTCAATTTCAGTTTTCTGTTGCATTATTCTCTTTCCGTTGTTCTGGATAACAGATGTAAACCTTTCCTTGAATGCGTGTTTTACCCATAGAAACACAGTCATCTAGGGTTGCAGTTTCACTAAAAGCAAACCCCAACATCAGGAAAAACATCGCAAGCAGCACAAGCATTGCTCCGGTAAACCCATCAAATGACATTTTTCAGTTCCTCATAACGCTTAAATCAACCTGAGGGAATCCTTCATACTTCAGCACCTTACCTTTTGCGTTCTTGATGCAATAGTAGGTGTCATAGTCCGTTCCACAATCATAGCCTGTAAATACGTTAGTTTCAACTAATTCACAGTCAATCGTTTTCTCTTTCTTAGTCATCTGCCACTGTCTCGCTCTATCTTTACTGCTTGTATATTTTAAAGCGTTGTTCTCTGCAACAGCTTTACATCCAGCCATTATATTGTAACGCTTATCAAGTAGACTAACCAACCGTAAGGATGTGAATAGGACATCGACAACAGCATCCAACATTTCTGTTTCGTCTTGTGTTTCAGCAGCATGTTTGAGTTCATTCAGTTCTTCTTGAATGATGTTGTATTGCCTTAGAACACCTTGATACACATCTTCTGGCTTACTGTCTTCATCGTAAGACGCCACACCACATGCTTCGTTGAAGAAAGCAATATCCTCTTCAAATTCTTTTAGCCCATACTTCCGCATTAACTTTCTCCTATTTCACCGTACCGGAAAATAATTATACCATTACACATTTTCATATGCAACAGACATCTCTTCCCACCCATCAACATTCTGGAAATTACGCTTAGCATAGTGGCTACCCCCATCAACACCCAACTTCCCACAACTACACCAGACAAAATCATGTACATGCTTTGATGTAATCACATCCCCGCATGACAAGCACTTAGCTTTATTCTCGAACACATCCCCAACATTGTATTTCCGACGATATTCTACAGTGCAATCAATCGGACAATACTCTTGGTAGGGGATGTAATTATAGGTTTTCATTCACATTTACTCAGCACTTCATCAATAGCTTTAGTAGCTTCCCAAAACTTCCCATGACTAATAATGCCACGTTTCTTCATCTCCCGCAACAAGAAGAAGATGCACTTGTTGAAATCATATGTTTCTGGCGTTCCATCTTTCTTCCCCATACGGAACAAGGCTTTCTGAACATCTTTCAGATTACCAGACAAATCCAAAGCATCAATAACATCCATTGCTTCAAGATCAACATCAACGTATTGTGTACGATCTTCTGTCAAAGGGAGGTTGATAGAAAGACGATATTGGTTTGGTGTGCTTCCACCTGTTTGTGTAGCTTTGGTTTCAGTGGGTTGCTCTGTTTCAACAGTGGTTGAAATCGTAGTTTCTGGTGAAACCAAATCCCAACGCCAAGCAAAGTAAGAGTCTTGGTATCCAGCAACATCAACCCTTAAAAAATCTACGTCATGTGTAGTGTAATACTCCATAACCTTTCCCTTTTTACCAATTTCAAATGTTTTGTCACCACACATTCCATTCCAAACTACAATATCCCCAACCTTGAAGTCATTCATCTTCTTTCTTCTCCTGCTTAAAAGGGCCACTGAAATAATGTTTGATTTTAACATTTTTTCCAGTGGTTTGTTCTACCAACCAAATAAGAGCTTCCACTGTTGAATTGAATTGTTGTTCAACTTTCTTTCCATTCAATTCAGCTAGAATAATATCACGTTCATACGCTGTTGCATTGACAACATCATACTGTATGTGATGTCGCAATGTAAAGGAAATTGTGTCAGACATTATTCTTCAATTTCCATTTCAAGATCATTAGGGTGATATATTGCGGTGAAAAACCCACCGCAATCTAGCTTATCTTCAGTAACCCCGACTACAACGCTACTCTTTTCCATCTGTACCCATTCAATCAATTCAACCCGACTGTTTGCATGAGCAAGCAGCACCTTCGCATCTTTCCGACTAGCATCAAACGGAATACGCTTGGTTGTTACGGGGATTTCCAGTTCCATGTTGGAAAAGTCGTACTGGCTAAAAGTTGTTGCACAGTATTCTGATTCAGTTGCTTTACACACACCAATGAATCGGCTATCATGCCCATCTAACCAACGGTTAAAATAGAGAATCACTGTATTCGTAGGCTTCCAGAATACGCTACACGTTCTGTTCTTTGTCCATGAATCTTCACTGAAAGGGATGTGTTTGGTTTTCATTGGTTGTTTCTCCTGAGTTGGTTCTTTGTAAAGTTCAAAATGAGTGTAATGTATACAACCAAGAGTTTCTTTGACATATACCCGATCAGTTTCAGTGTCCACCTCTTTAACTGTATACACCTTGCCCATACGAAATCCAGCCTTTGCTAGAAAGCCGTAAGTGTCGTGCTTCAGTTCCACCTTATCCCCGACTTTAAACTTGTTCATATTCTTCCCCTTTGTTCACATAGAGATCAAAATCATCAGCACAACTAATAAGGAACTGTTGTAACAGCATCTTAAATTCCTCATTGTATTCTGCCGGAATTGTACAGGTCATTGTAACACAACAATTAGCATCTTGAAATAGTGTTGTGTCCTTCTCTCCGTAGTTTCCACCAATGTAATAGCTGTCTCGGTGATTTGCAAATCGACGAAATGCCATTGATTGCCACATTGTCAACCCAACAGAATCAATGCTTCGCCAAGATAGCTTCTTCTCAAGAAATGTTGTCTTGATTTCTTGATAGAAATCTTCAGGGAATGTTGCTGAGAATGAGATTGTGTACATTGTTCTTCTCGCGTTGTTTGTTTCGATAAGGGGAGTTTACTGAAAAGGAAGATATGTGTCAACAGCTTTGAGAAAAGATTTACAGATGGGGCATATCGAAGGGATATGTTCGATAGATGAAGCAGCATAATGGCCTCTTTATTGACCATTATGTGCTGTTTTAGGGGGTAGTGTACAGAAAATTGGACTTTATTTAGGTGTGATGAGCATTCCTCTGCGCTTCTCGATGTCACTGATATTGTGTCGTTGACGGCTACGATGCCCACAATCGTTACAAATCATCTCAGCAAAGCGGCTTACGGGTGTGTAGACATTGTTTCCTGTTTCCACAACTTCACTGCTTCCGCACACAGGACAGCGACTAAGGTTATCTTCGTAGTAGTGGCCAGCATTAGCTGCTGGATTGGTGTCAAAGGCACGAAGCTTTAGATAAACTTGCTCAAGCAACAGAACATCTTGCTTGTTATAGTCCATCATCTGACAGAATGCCTCATTGTCTCCTTTGATTGTCTTGTGCCAAAGCTCAAACCCACCAGTCTCAATCTTACGTCCAACACCCAGATACTTACCCAAGTCATCCAACTTGTTCGTGTTAAATCGAAAGTTCTTCTTTGCAATTGCAAGCGTATCAACCTTCTTGACGGTTTTCATTGGCGGGAAGCCGTTCTGAATCATCCGAGCATTCAGGATTGGATAATCGAACCCATTGAGATTGTGAGCCACAATCACGTCTGAGTTTTCAATAGCTTCATATAACAATGCACAGATATTGCTATCATCCCCCTCAACCGGGTCTTTGGCGAAAGCACAGTGCATCTCATCTTCACCAAGCCATTTCCAAGCTGCTGTGAGCATGTAGCTCCCTTCTTTCTCAACTTGGTTACTACCGATGTTCTGCTTCCAACGTCGCCACACGTAAGCTAAAGTTGGTGCGCTCTCCAAATCCACGAGAAGCACGCGCATTCCTTTAGGTTTGGTATTGCTTGCCATCTCTTTGTTACGTTCAACACGTTTCAAGTAGTCTTGGATTGTAGTTCGTGGAATACCTAGTACAGCAGCAGCCCCCCGTTGACTGAAGCCGTTGTCAATAAGATGGAAGTATTCTTGCACCCATTCAGGTTGTTCAATTTTCATATTGTGTCTCAGTCCTCTTTGTCATCAAATTGATATAGCTCTGCAACAACAATCCCTTGCTCATATAAACAGAAATGATAGATGCGCTGATTACTTGGTAATGGAATGTCTGTAGAAAGCCCAAGCAATTCCATTATCTTCTTGTCAGTTCTAGCAACAGTGTAACAATCTTTTAACACAGATAACGGGAATATCTGTCGGTCAATGATTTTCATAACTCTTCTCTTTGTCTAAAGATTTAAGATGTTCACGCCACCTATCCCTACGCTTTTCCTTGGTGCTGTATTCGGTTGGGTCTATCCCAACTTCACGAAACTTGGCAGCTTGGTCTGAAGCTGAGAGCTTACCAAAGGCTACACATTGTTTCTCGATAATGGCATCTTCCATTGACATTTTCATTCGTTCTGCGTAAGTGACATGGCCATGGCAAACCTGACACAAAAGACGGATATTGGATTTATCGCAAAACATGTTATGGAGGAACTGCCCCGCTGTCTCCCAATCTCGAATTGTACCGCAAGGTTTGATATGGTCTGATTCCAGAGCCGACTGAGCAAACCAGTTCTTGCAGATGTCACATTGCCCAACTTTCTTTACTTTAGGATTCGTCACACCACTTCCTTCAAAGTTGGGGATGGTCATGGAATTACGGTATTCAATTTTTAAAGGATACCTTTTCCACCCCATACGCAAAGTACCACGAATATACTTGAAAAACTCTGCTTTGGTTTTCCAGATAGCAGTATCATTCCAAGGTTCGTAATAAAACTTATCTTCTTGTTCTTTCTTTTTAGTCAATTTCCTCTCCTTTATTTTCATCCACAATATCATAAACCGTCTCAGTACACCAACCTTCTCGGAATGTCCCTTGAACAATCTCACTTTGCAGCTTCAGAACATTCTCTGGCAATGCTGGTGAGACGGGAGATTGCTTGTGGAACCAAGCCCACAACGTTGCATCACCAGAAACATTCACCTTCCGAGCAACAATATCTTTCCCGTCAAGTGTACGTGCTACATACACTTTATTACTTGAAATAATCACTCTGTAGCTTCTCCAATACAGTTTTAGCAATCTCTGCATCTGTGTCGATTAGGTTCCTAACCGTTGACTCAAGAGTGCCAGTCAGGTATTCAGCATAACGCTTTCGGTTTCGTTCTTCTTCCTCTTTTGTAGAAAGACGAGTACCGATCACTTGAATCTGGTGTACAACGTAATCATAGTCTGTGTATTCATTAGTCCGTATATCAATACTGATATATTTCCCTTGGGTTTCAGCTTGGATTTGTTGTAGGACAGCAAGGACATCTGCTAAGTCTAGGCCATCTTCAAACGTGTGTAGCGTTTCTTCGATTGTTTCAAACATTCATCTCTACTCCAATTTTAGTAAGATACTTATCTAAACAGAAATCTTCTTCTTCTGTACGACGAAGCCACATAAACCAGTTCATTTCTTCAAGACGTTTCATTCCGTCTTCAGGCCACGAAGCTCTGTAAGCTTCAATAATCCTTTCCCACCTTTCTTTTTCAGTTTCAGCGCCAGAAAGAATAGCTTCAGCACTAACCTTACCAACCCCTTTGGTAGAGCGCAGGCTGTATTTCTCAATAATCTGAGGTGATAGCTTACCAAGTCCTGTAACGTTATCTGCTGCATCTCCTGTTAGCACCATCATACAGTGATTGAATTGCATATCTTTCTTGCTATTCCACCACACCCCGTCTTCAGGTTTGTTGTAGTTGTAGCTCCACCCGACATGATTGGCTGCAATATCTTTATCAACAAAAGCAATAACAGCTTTGTATTGGTCACGAGATTTTGCTTGCTTCAGGAACCAGTAAGAGAATCGTGTCACAACATCGTCACTTTCCTCCCCCTTAGATACAAGACACTTATCTTTGTACTTCACCTTCACCCATTCAGCAAGCTCTTTTAGCAAAATTGGCTTATCACCTGACCTGTTTGCCTTGTAGCGAACGTACTTAGATTCCTTGTGTTTTCGAAAATTATCACTTCCTTGAATACAGATACGGAAATCGTCTGCACCAGTGTTACGGACAACCTCTTCAATACGTTGTTTGAACGTGTGGCAAGCGTAGCTAATCTCGCCATGCAATGTCGTGACAGGTGAGAGTGTGTAATCCTCTTCAGTAAACCCTTCAGCTTCTTCAGTTAGTAGCCATTCCTTGAATTGCCTCTTGTTCTCTACAAACCACCCACCGTTGCCAGACTGATTGTGTGTTACAAGGTAGGTTGTCTTTTGCTGACAAACGGCTGCTTGAAACAACAAAGTGTCAGCATCAATCACCACTGTACGTTTAGACAAATCAATTGATGAGAACAACTCATCGTCAAGCAGCACACGAGACATTTATTTCACCATTTTCCATTCATGCTTGACAACTTCTTGCTTCACCACTTCGTACAAGTCTTCGGGGTCTTCATAATAGTAGTCAGAATAGTGGCTTCCAGAGCGAGTACGGTCTTGAGCAAAATACTTCCCGTCAGACTTACGCTGAAAAATGTTGGTACATACTTCATACTTATAATCAACAACCCACTCTCCTTTCTCCACTACAACAAAGTCATCTTCGTTTTCAAAATCACCGTATTGAAAAGATTCTTGAAGTTCTTCTGAAAGCGAATCCCACTTAATAATTTCACCTTTACCAGATGCACACATTATTTATTCCCCTTATCCAACAACTTTAGTTTCAGAAAGTAGAATGTTCATTTCCACCACTTCAAACTTATCACCTTGCCGCCCCCATCTGCTTGTTGGACTATTAAACCGATTAACAAGAGCCTTGGCAGGATTAGAAGAAGAATAGTGGTGTGCAGCATAACAATTACTTCCATAGAAATAGTTCCCACCACAATGATATTCTTCGGTTCCAACCTTACGAACTAGATATATAGTTGATGACATTATTCTTCCCCAGCTTCGCTAGGCGAGATTGTCTCACCGTATCCCAATTCTTCAACAGCTTCAGCAATCAAGCTCCCCTTCTCAGCCACTTCCTGAATCTTATCAGCAGCAAGCCCATTAACCAAGGCATTAATCCAACCTTTAGAAAGCTTGAACGTTTCACTAGCCCCTGCTACATCTTCAGCATGGGTTTCTTGCTTGTATTTCAAAGCTACTTTGGATTCTACCAGCCCATCCACCACTTGCTTGAACTTCTTGCGTGTGGTTTCATTCTTCAGGATTTCATCAAGAGCGAGTTTATCATCGCTTTTCGGCCTCCCTACGCTACGTTTTTGTTCAATCATTCTTAGCCTCTCGATATTCATTCATTGCTTCGTCATACCAAGTCCAGTTATCAACACCAGCGTTTTCAAGACAACTTAGCATCAACGAATCGTCTTTCAAAGATTCATACTCTTTCCGAGTAATTATAACCATTTCTTCAGTCATTTAAGTTATTCCTAAAATAATAACCACATCCTTGTGGCTTGTTGTTACAGACTAGAAGGGTGCTTCGGTTTCGAAGTCTTCATCAGCTTCAGCCGGAACCGGCTTCTTGCTTTCTACCTTAATTGACTTAGATGAAGAGGATGGAGTGTTGTTGCTGCCCTGCTCCAAACTAGCCTCATATTCCTCAATAGCTTCCTGCATCTTGCTCCCTGCGTAGTTGTTAGCCAGCTTAATCTTCTTCCGAATAGCGTAGCGCAGCACTTTGACATCTTCCACTGTAGCATTATCAAACGTAACACACTTCGGTGTAACATTCAATTCAGTAACATCAAGCTGCACACCCTTCTTCTTCGGAATAGGGGAGTAGCCAGCAGCGCGAACATTGGTATAAACGATAGGCTTACCGTTGTCATCCTTCTTGTCAGATTCTGTCTGCTTCACTTCGACATTAATCATCAGCGGTTGACCAAGCAACAGTTCAAGATTCATGTTGTCTTCGTAATTGCCACCAAGAATCACTTCCTTACCCGTGGCCTTGGCTAATTTAGCAAGTAGGTTGGCTGGATGAATCGTCCACATCTTTCCCTTGATAGTATTACCATCGGCATCCTTTGGTGGGACTGCAACAAAGTTTACACCTTGAATATCTCCCTTGAATTGCTTGTTCAGCATCAGGCGGTATTGTGCAGTCCCAATGTCTCCGCCATAATCCACTTCTTCATCTACCAAATCAGCAAATACAGCAACTTGCTGACAAGGCTTACGTGGACGTTTTTCACCTGTCTTTTCATCCTCAGCATCTTCTTGGTTTTGGATACCAAGATCAACAATCAACGAAATACGTGCATCCTGATTCCCATCAGAGGGGATTGGGAAGTTGTACTTCGGTTCATTGCTAGAACGAGGGGTGAAGTCTTTGTTACCTTGGGGCTTAAAAGCCATGTTTATTTCTCCTAGTTTAAATACGGACATACGCCGCTAATTGTAATAACACAACGGAATGTTATATTATTACGTTATTTCTCTTCAAGCCACATCACGATAGCTATAAGAATGATGATGAACAACACTCCTCCCCATAATGGGGATGTGACAGCCCACCAGCTCCACGTTGCTACGACACCAACTTCCGCAAGTTTCAGTGTAAGGAAGATTAGAAACATGATTCCAAGAATAGGGAAAGATGTTTGTCCGGTTTGTTTGTTTTTCATTTCAATGTTCTCCTACTAACTCAAATTCATCACAATCCAAGAACCAGAACACTTCTTCGTCGAACTTGACGTAGTAAGCATACCCGTCTGGACTTTCATTGTCAACAACAATTTCAGCAATCTCACCAACCTGACCAAGAGAGAAATACTCAGGGTCAGAAACGGTTGTACGGATGTATTGTCCAACGTTTGCTTTCTTAGAAGTCATTACCAATCTCCTGTACCGCTACCAAATGGAATGTTCCCGAAGGGAATAATGTCATGCTGCTTCAGCTTCTCTTCATCAAAACTGATAGACGGATGATACACAGCATAATAATCACAGTCATTATGCTCACAATAGTCCCGATACAGGAAACCAGAATACATCGTATCTTTCTCGCTGTTTACAAACCAACGCGGGCATACGAAATAAATTGATACATCCACCTCTTGAATAGGATTTACCAATAGATTTAAAACATCGCTACGTGTCCAGCCATCTGAACGATAGAAGCGTAGGCACAGAGAAGCTTCATAGATTTTCATAGTAGGTGTACGTCCTCAAGTAGTTGATGTGAGAAGTTTATCAAGCTGAAACGTCCTTGTCAACAGGTTAGTGAACTTCTTTCCAATTATTTCCTATCTTTCCCTCCCCATCAAGCGGGATAGGAAGTTTAAGGTATTCACCAGCTTTGATAATACATTCTACTGTAAGTAAGCGTATATCCTCTTCAGCCCCTGATTCAACTTCCCAAGAGTATTCATCATGCACCAAACTGGTGCGTTTTACTGTATGTCCTTTGTATAAATAATATGGTCGGAACTTATCATCAAGGTACATTTCACCAAGCTTGTTGTCCATCATACAAGCTGCTACAGATTGACAGATAGCTCCGAGTGATTGACCAAGACAGTTGATTAGTACGTTCTTACGGCGGATAGAGAGAATACGTCCATCCCACCCCGGAACATACTTTTTCTTCCCTGTTGTGTCGTAATACTTCTCAACATTTTCTTTCAACTTACCTAAGCCCGGATTAGCTGACCAGTAGTTGTCGTAAGATTCTTGTGCCTCTTTCTTAGACAAACTTAGACTTGAAGCCAGCTTAGCCACACCTCCACCATACGCCAGCAAATAAGCTCCTGTCTTGGCCTTATTACGCCAAGGCTTAAACTCTGGTACATCCTTCAACCCTTCCTGATTAATATCAAACTTCTGATGTAGGTGAGGGAAGAAAGCAAACGAATTAAAGGTGTGCGAATCCCCACGTAGAATAAGGTCGGCAAACGCCCCATCATCGTATTTCATTGTGTATGCTGCCAGTGTTCTATTCTCCAATGCAGCAGAGTCAGTACCTACATAGTAGTTTCCTTGGTCAACGGTGAATAGTTCACGCATTTCATTACCAAGCAACACCTTTGGGTCTGCTTTAGGGACGTTACAAACTGTCTTGTGTTTTACACGGAATGTTGGCGTGTAGCCACTCATTTCAGCACTCAACCTCCCATCCCACTCAACACGCCAATTGCTCAACCATCCTTCAACGACAGAACGTCTATTACGATACGACAAGAACTTCACCACCTTAGCTGGAACATCCGCTTCAATCTTCAAAAGATTAGGACAGATAACACCAGCATTCATAATCTTCGGTGTTGTCTTGATGTAGTTGTTCCTATCGTCACGAATAGGCTTACCATCTTCTCCTTTCTTAAAGTTCCAATGATCGTCACTTGGAATCCAGCCATGATCTAGGAAATATTGCTTCAATTCAGCATTGTCTTCGATTTCCATTGGTGGACGTACTGGTAGGATTTCATTGGCCACAATGTCTACAACATGCCCGTAAGCATGAATCTTTCCGTCAATCACCTTAGCTTGATGTTTGTCAAGCCATTTCACCATTGTTGCTGACATCTCGCCGGATTTTGTAAAAGGCTTGGCAGGGATTTTGTATTCCTTCTTCTCACCTTCTTTCAGTTCTCGTGCAGGGAGAACTGGGTCAACTTGACTCTTCAACTCATCCATTTGCTTGGTAATGTGTTCGACAAGTGCTTGTGCTTTTTCCTTGTCAAACTTAACGCCACTATATGCCTGTGCTGCATAGAGAAAGAAATCCTTTTGTACTTGGCGGAACGATGGGTGAATCCAGTTCTTTTCACCGTACATCTCAATAGCTTTGTTCCATAAACGGTTGAATACACCAATTCCTGCATCAACGTCATCGTCGCAGTAGTTTTGCATCAGTGGATGCCAGAGACTGAACTCATGTCCTTTAGGTTCATTTCCAATCATAGCTCCAGCTTCAACCAGTGCTTTACGGTAGTTCATTTTCTCATTATCACTACCACTAGACAGAAAATCCAGTGAGTGTGATTGCAGGTCTGGTTGCAAGTACTGAGATAAGACAAGCGTATCTACAAACTGAACAACCTTCCCATTGAAAGTGTCTTTTCCACCCTTCCCTACTCGCGGCTTGATGTCAAAAAACTTCCACATCATCCAAGCATCGTAAGACAGGATATTATGACCGACAACCAAACAACCGTCATCGAATGAGTTAATCCATTGTACAATCTTGTCCTTGCAATCTTCCCGGAAAGGAAAGACAGACAGTTCCTTCTTTCCATCCAAGGACTTGAATTTGATGTACCAAATCTTCGAGGATTGTAAGTAGAGTGAATCAGCCTCTATGTCGTAGTACCAACCGTTTTTGTTCATTACAAACCCTTAAATAGAAAAAGCCCGAACGTATTGTCGGGCATGTTGTTGCAGATGTCAACCACTATATTTCTTTGGCCAAATCATACCTTCTGGACACATATCTACACGTTCAAAACGGATACGATTCATAAACATACGCACACACTTCTCTGTTGGACTATCGTATCTGTACCAAATGTCGTTTGATAGCAGTTCACGAGCTACCCTAGAAGGAAGTATTGGAAAATACTTATCAACAACTTGCCCTAAAATATCGGCAACGTGTGGTGAAACATCTTCCCTATCTGTCACACCGAAGTTATAGAATCGACGATACACCGAGGTTAGACGTTTGATAGGGTCTTGGCTCTTGCAGGCACGAATAATCAACATTTCAAGTTTGGTCAAGGACATCTTATTTCTCCACGCATTGTTTGTTGGTGTAGAAGGATAATGACACAGACACATCCTTGTGTCAATACTTAGAAACTACAATCATCTTCTGCGTTATGCAACCTTCCGTCTTCTTTTTGAATCAATACATCACACACACCAAGCTCACTCCATTCCCGGTTCTTGCCAAGCTTCAGCCGCACCCGCCCTCGTGTACCGTCTGGCATCACTTCGTTTTCAACAAGAATGATATTGAAAGCCATCTGTTCAAGCCCGCCACTACCACGCAACAACTGAATATTCAATTCTCTCCAGTATGGTTGAGGTTCTTCATCGTCTTTCTTTTTCTTGTACAGATTAGGGTCTTCCACCCGCTTCAGGTGACTAACAACGTGGATATGGCATGGGTTGGCTGACACAAAAGATGCCAACTCGGTCATAATAATATCAATATCCTTGCGTTCGTTGTTACTTTCTTGCCCAGACACGACCATAGAAATGTGGTCAAGAACAATGTGCTGACAGCCACAGATGAAATGCAGATATTTAATCTGGTTCATCAGCTTTTCCGCATTCATGCTGCCAAAATGGTCAAGGAAGTATGTACGTCCATTGCTCAGTACAGCATTCTTAGCTTTTTCAATAGCTTCCATCGTAGCACAAGCTAACGGGTCACGGCGAAACTTGTTCAACGGGATGCCAAGCTCAAGTGCAAGCATGGCCTGTTGAGTTTTAACATGAGTTTCTTCTAGGAAGATAAACCCTACGGACAACTCTGTCTGACGAATAATTTCCCAAGCCACTTCACGACAAACGGTACTCTTCCCCACCCCCGAAAAAGCTGCATACAGCGTAAGCTCTCCTGTGGGCATGTGGCGAAAGCCGTGTAGCTTATCCATCAACCTAGGGAACCGATCAACCTTCACCCCCTCCTGCAACGGGAGAAGCAACTCTTCCATTGAAACGCTGTCCCCACTAATAATCTTCTCAGGGGAATATGTTTCTCGCTCAAAGGCAAGACGCTTACCCATCAACTTGCCATGTCCTTTCATGTAGGCTTCACGGAAATCATTGATGTTTGGCGGCAACTTGACAGTGGACATATTGTCAAGAAGTAAGAAAGCTGCAATATCCTCTGTTGCTTCCTTCCCTTTCTTAATACCTTTCAGAGTTTCTTTCGGTGTTGCATGGTCATTGTTCAAACACAACACCACTTCTTCCTTGGCGGAACGAATGAAATCTTCATTGTGAGCAACACACTCCTGAGCATTAGCTGTTCCCATTGATAGGCCAACAACAGAAGGATTTATCTTCCCTTCCCACTGGCTCCCTTTCAAGGAGTCGATGATGCAGCGGCGAATAGCCACCACTTCTTCCTCCCCTTCAGCAATGTAGATTGCCTTAGAGCCACGCTTTGCTACGTGCTGTCCGAACATTTGGCAAGAAATGCGGATATTCCCCACCACAGTGAAATGGAAGTCATCTTCTTTCGGAACTGTCCAATCACGTTTCTTGAAGCCGGTGAGATTACCTTCCTTGTTGTAATAAGGGAAGTATGTTGCTGTGATAGTTTTTCCATCCGCCTCGCTTACAGAAGACCGAATACCAAAGTATTCAGCATCTTCTTGACACATTCCTCGTTCTGGAACTGCAAGGAAAGGCAATGACAGAACATCATCAATAGTTTCTTGCTTTTCCCGGTTGTTATAACGTACAGCTTGTTTCATTGTCTTACCTTTTTGATATGCCACGTTCTCATTCCTGATTATTGATTTCTTCGATGTATTTCATCCCACTTTCCTCAAGACCATGTACTATACGCTTGTGCAAGTACAAGCTATTACGTGCATGACTTGTCTGATACAAAATCTTCCCTTTCTTCTGGCTCTTAATATCCCACTCAAACACAATTGTTTCAGAATACATATCCCCTTCCCATACATCAGAGTCACGATTGATTGTAGAAACGTAATAGGCTTCTGCATTTTCATCCCACCAATCGTAATCATCTGGAATTACAACTTGTGCAGCCAAAAACTGTGTAGGCATTTCAATCCCCCTCTGGCATGTAAAAACAACGCCATTGCTTATAAATGGCATTCTTAACACTTTCACAATCTACAGCATAATCCGATACAACAGAAGCATTGTCCACAAACACTTCACCAGAACTGCCAATGATTCCAGCAGCCATAATCTTGTTCTTCCAAAAGAACAGATGCTTAGTTTCCAATGTAGCTAACCAATGTCCATTACGGATGGATAGTGATGTCATTTTGATGTGCATGTTGTGTTTCCCAACTGTTTAGTAAAAGCATTATAGCCCTGATTGAAATAAAACACAATAGCTTCTAAGCAGTACCTTAGTATTCCCTGAAGCTGTTATGTGTCTCTGTCATTACGTGGCTATATGGGCTAAAAGATTCTAGCCCTATTCCTGACAACAGTTTAAGCTGCTTCTTCCTCGATGTCTACAATTTTCATCTTCTGATACGGACGATGTTGCCACAAAGGACATTTCGTAATCCGGCATTGTGCAATTTCTCCACGTTGCTCACAGCAGCATTCCAAGCACTTGTCACGAATAGCATCACGAAGCTGTTTCTTACTGACAAAAGCTTCGTCGGATGCTCCTTTAGAGATACCGAAATGCTTGTTATAAGCACGCTGATACTGAGCTTTTTGGATAGGTTGTAACAGAGCGTATTCTTCGTCTGTCAGTTCTTTGAAATCAGATGTCATCAAAAGCTCTCCTTCTCATCGGCTTCATCATTCTTGGAATTAGCACTCAAACACTGTGTCATAAAATACACATAAGCCTGAGCCTTGGTAACGCCATCCTTAGCTGCACGCCACCCCTGCAATGCCAACAAACGTTCTTGTTGAGAAGGGATGGCAATAATGCTTTCCACTGTCTTTTTCTTGTTATGTGCAGCATCAAAGCCACGCATGACATACTTGAGGACAGTGTTGCACCAAGGAGTTTCGTTAAATGTTCCAGCATTAGCACTGGATGTAGCAAGCAGTAATACGACAGCAAGAGTTGGTTTCATTACGTTTCCTCAATTATTTACGCGCACATTGCGCTGAAAGGACATCAGCCTTACGATACACTTGTTTATTTAGGCTTGCAAGTGCATCTTTACAAGACTGTTCGCTGCTAAACTCTTGCTGAATACTTGTCATTGATTCATATCGGTCTGGAGCAATACTGCTGCCAACGATGAATAGAAGGATGTAGATGGTGTTCATGTGTTTCTCCTAAAATACTGTGAACATTGCCAATTCTTTTCCAGTTTCGGAATAAACTTCATATAGGCCACCAAAAGCCCTACTACCTATCGCAACCCACACTTCATCTTCAGTTTCACAGTGAATTGTCCTATGACCGTGCCAGTCACATATCTTTACAATATAGTTGTGCATCACTTTCTCCAGATAGTTTGCATAGCAGGTTTGTTACCGGAGGATGCCATAAAGATTTCCTTAGCAACAAGAGACGAGAGCTTTTCCAGTATTACATCATAGACAGCATGTTCTTCATACATTGTAGCCCTGTCGATGTAGAACTTCAGTAAATGTTCCTTACCGTTTAGTTTCACCCTGACAATACAGCGAAGGCGCATTGTCATATAATCTTCAAACACATCCCACTGTGCTGAAAGCAGATTATCCTTCACTTCACCACGACAGATGAGCTTGTCTTCAGCAGCTTGCTCCATCTCTTTTAGCAAAGCAACACTCTTATCTGTTGGAGCGCGATGTTCGTTGATTGTAACATTTCTATCAATGAAATGTGTGCCTCGGTGTTGATGCAAGATGTGTGTATCAAACATGGTTGTCTCCACTTAAAACAAAATCAAGTTGTCAGCCGTTATTGTATGGCTTTCACACTTCTCTTGCAAGGCTTTATTTAATTTATTTAAATAATTTATTGCATGTTGTCCGTCAAGTTCAATCCTGAAAACCACTTGATGTACTGTGAGGGAGAAGAACAGACTGGATTGTTTGTTACTGAACACAAAATCATGTCCAGCACTCACTTCCTCAACAATCTTCACAACGCTAATGTGCTTGACATTTCGTGTCGTAGCTTCTACAACCACACCTAACCAGATTCCCATTTCACTCTCCATCAAGGACAATATCGGGACTTACAATTTCCCATTCACCTGTCAATACAGAGACAGAACACGACATGTAACTCCTTCCACCGCCATTTCCCGGTACAATCTGTACATCCTGTTTATCAGAACTCAAGCAGAAAGCCTGTTGACACCCTCTCCAGCTTATTGGGCGAGTCCACTGTTCATAATTCTCTGGAAGCATCAAGGTTTCAATAGCTTCATGTAATTTCATCGCCCCTCTCTTCCCACATTTCAATGTAAATGTCATACAACCTGTCAACCAAGTGATCTTTACTAGAAGCAATCGTCACAACCTCCCCATTTGGGAAGTCTCTACACAATGCTTCTCCCTTGTACCAATATCCATCAATGTCATTTCCTTTCTTCCACCAGACAATGCAGGGGAATGGATATGTTGGTTCACAATTGTTCTCATAGTCCCAATAACGCTTGATGACAGTGAAATCACGTTTCTTGATTAAGGGGTACATCACAAACTCTCAATCTTTGCAATAATAGCTTTCATATCTGAAGTATCTAGCAGCACACCTTCATCAGAATAAAAATACCAACTATTCCAATCATCTTTCTCGTGTTCAATCCAACCAATAGGTTGGGTGTGTTTATAGACTAGGTGATACCTGACAACTTTAATTTTATCACTATCTTTGATAGTGACGAATTGTAAACGGTTCACGAAAAGTCTCCAACAAATAAGTCCCAAGTCCCTTCACCATACCCAATACAGAACCCATCAATGTGATGCCTGTACAAGTTGTTTGGGCCGTGTGGGTTTTTGTAACGCGCATGATACTGCCACTTAGAGCCAGCAATCTTTTCGCGCTCCTCAATTGGGATAGGGTGGGAGCAATCTTTTACGATTTTGAGCCATTCATCCTTCGTAAGCTTCTCCTCGTATTCATTTTCAATCCACCCACCCTTTTCAACCACATCACTAATCTTACTAAGCATGTCATCAAGGGATGAGATAGGGAAGTCTTTGTCGTGGGGATAGATATGTAAGCTATACACCCACCCACAGCTACTCTTACCGAGATGAAGCTTCTTGTGTTCTGTCTTTACGTGGCCACAGCAACGACATTCAACATCCACTTGTTCAGGATAGACGAGGTAGTGATTTGTTCCCATGTCAGTAATACTCCGGGGTTATGTCTAACCCTTTGAAGAACCAATTCAGTTCTGGTTTTCCAATGTTAGGGCCAGAAAAATCCTTCCCACCGTAACTAGAGAAATCCCAACCGCAAATCCCACCGACAACATGGTATAGTTGGGTATCTTCCCGGTATTGTACAACCAATCCGGCTTTCTTGATGTCTTGCAAGCTGATGTTATAGCGAGTACCCATGTTACATCCCCTCTTTATCGAATGTACGTTTCAGGTAGCGGATAACATCATCGAGAGTACACCAGCTTCCATATCCACGTGGACTACTCCAATGCCCTTCGTTACCATACAACCAGACTGACAGGTTGCAACATATTTCTATTGGGAAATATACAGGCTTTTCACAACATTGTAAATGACTGACAATCACACCTGTTGTGTGATATGTATTCTTCAAAAGATTTAGTTCATCTTCGTCGTACATTTCAAGACGTTTGTAACGGTCAATCGCAAGCAAAGACTGATACAAACTTATTCCACTTCTCAGTAATGATGTAGCCTTCTCACCAAGCTCCTCGTCTTCTTGGTGCATCTCAGCAGAACGTAGGCTGCAATGAAGCTTTCCATCTGCTGTGCGATACATTGTAACTTCTTCAATCTTACTGTTCATGTTACATCTCCCCGTCTTCAATCTGACAAGCAATATCTTCTACAGCACTAACCAAAGCGTCAAAATCCTCCTCACAGCCAAGTAATGCAGCCAAGCAAGCTACAGTTTGGTAATCTACACCGTATTCTTCTGCAAGAGAAGAAAGATAATCCTTACGACAGGTGTAGCCGTTTTCTTGGTAGATGCTCATATCAATGTTCCGTTGTTTGTTGATGGAATAGGAGGATGATATAGGAAGCATCCTTGCTTGTCAATAATTCTTGACAGAGAATTATTCTACACGAATCCCTGTAATCTCAAAGAATACATCTGCATCAAAGTTAGGTAGTTTCTTCACTTTGTCCTTATCTTCCTGACTGGCTTTCCGGTAACTTTCTTGCCATGCTTCTTTGTAGTCTAAGGTTTTCAAGTATCCACCAACATTCTCCCATCTCTTGTTTTGTTCTTTTTCTTCTTGTGTCATTGCATATTCAAAAACAAAAGTTGTCAAATTAAAATAAAAGAAGTCAGGAATGTTTGCCTTTTCCCACTCGGAGCGTTTGATTTCTCTGTTAAATATCCTGATTGTATCTGGCGTGTTGCTGTTTAGGCTACCAGAGTTCCAGTTACCAGAGTTCCAGTTACCAGAGTTCCAGTCACCAGAGTTTCGGATACCAGAGTTTTGGTTACCAGAGTTTTGGTTACCAGAGTTTCGGTCACCAGAGTTTTGGTCACCAGAGTTTCGGTTACCAGAGTTTCGGTTACCAGAGTTTTGGTTACCAGAGTTTCGGTTACCGGAGTTTTGGTCACCAGAGTTTTGGTTACCAGAGTTCCAGTCACCAGAGTTTTGGTTACCAGAGTTTTGGTAACCAGAGTTACCAACCCCTGTATTCACAATAGTCAACAGCTTCTCCCAACTAACTTCCTCAACAATCCTCAAGGAGTTTGTGCAGGATTTATCCCCATCTGTAACAACCTCCCCTACAGCCTCAACAACTGCCACCTTATTAGAGGGGTTAAAAGAATAGTAATTGAAACAATCCACTGCACGTTCGCAGAAGTGAAATCCTCGCTTACAAGCAATTGGTTTTTGTCCTTTAGGTAGGGTATAGGTTTCACCTACAGCAAACTGGAATCCACGGCAAGTCCAGTCAGAATTGAAAACTTTGTATCCACGCATGATGTATTTCTCTCTCGTAAGAAGCCGCAATATGCGGCTGATGTTGGGAGGATATAGGAATGGGGAAGGGGTGTCAACAGCAATCTTTAATTCGATTCTGCCCGCTTATCCAGCCAATCTGCCACCTCAATGAAATGCTTCGACATTTCACGAAGCTCTTTGCTGTCAAGATAGCATTTGCAGTCATCAACATACCCTTTCACTTGCCGTCTTTCAATGTTTACAGTTGGTGAGAAATAACCAATGAGTTCCATTGTCTCTAGAGCTTCAGGGCTGATGTCTTGTTTGTAGTTCATGTTGTCTCCAGCCGCTTCTTAGAAATCTCAAAATACCCCTTATCCATTTCAATACCAATGAACTTCCGAGAAGTATTCACACAAGCAACGCCCGTACTTCCACTACCCATTGTATTGTCAAGAACTGTATTTCCTTCGTTTGTGTATGTCTTGATAAGGTATTCCAGCAAGTCTACAGGTTTTTGTGTTGGGTGTACAGTGTTGCGCTCTACAACACCAAACTTAATCACTTGCTTAGGGTAGCGCAACCCGTTGTTATCATTACGAAAGTTGGTGTAGCTTCCATAACTTCCTGTCATGCTGGAGTTTGACGAGTGATCTTTACCTGCTTTATCCTTATACGGAGTCCCTTCAGTCATCTGTGGATTGTAAGTTGGTTGCTTACGATAAAACACAAGAATATCTTCCTTGTCCCTCATTGGTTGTTTCTTGGCATTCAAATGACCAGTGCCTTTAGGCTTCTGCCACACCCAATCATACTTGAAATCCTTGATGTTGGAAGCAACAAGCAATGACGTAAAAGGTTGTGCTGCAAACATCACAATTGCTGCATTCTCTTTGCATACACGATAATATTCTTTCCAGAGACCATTGAACGGAATTACAGAGTCCCATTTGTTTTGTGTAGTTCCATATGGAAGGTCTACCAACACCATGTCAACACTTCCACCGGGAATCTCTTTCATTCGTTCAAGACAATCACCAAGCATAAGGGTGTAGCGTTCTGTTGTTACATCAAGATTGTTCATACCAGTTCCACCATCTCATAATCGCACTTAGTTTCAATATCATCAGGCCAGTAGTCGCCACTTCCATCGCAACCTTCTTCATCAAGCTCCTCAGGCCGTTGTTGAACATTGGTGGCTTGAACAATGTGTGTAACTTCACCCATACAGATTTCTTCAACTTCCTTTGACCACTCATCTTCAAGATACCATTCAATTGTATCTTTAATAAAAGACTGACGATCTTCCTTGGACTTGAAGTACATCATGTGCTGATTGTTCGGGTCATACAGAAAGAACTTGAAGTCTTTGTGTGGATACCGCTTAAACTCTACAATGTTGTTTTTCATTACACACTCTCCCAATGATAAGCCATTCTACGAATTGTCCAATATGTATCTTCAACAGCAGGGCCAGTTGAAGCGTCGTGGGCAATATCCCCAATCTTCATTAGCACATCTTCAGCCTGTCCAAGCTCATCCTTCACCCTGCTCAATTCAGCATGAACAGGGAACATCTTTTCCCATGCAACACGAATGTTTGTGTATTGAGCATCACTTGTATTACGCCAGCCAGCTTCGTATAGGGTGTCTAGGAAGTCATCGAATTTCATTGTTTGTCTCCTTAAAATGGTGCGTTTTCATATTCGTCCTCGTCAAGTTCGTAATGTGTTTGATTTGTTGATTGTATCCCATACGAAGCGTCTTTATCAAGAGCTTCCACAAGAATTTTGTAGTGAGAAGCCACACCGCTCTTTCCAGATTTCACACACAACATCTTCTTCTGAACTAAACTCTTAACGCTTCTATGTACAGTTCGCTCAGACAATCTGCTGTACTTTGCAATCTGTTCAATTGTAGGCCACCCTTCCCACTCATTCAAGTGGCTTACGTGGTCAGCTATCACGATCAGCACACTCCACTCAGATGTTGTCAGATTGCAGCTTGCACGAACAATAAGCTTTGTTAGCTCGAATTGGTTCTTTATCTTCATTTCTTTGTTCCTCCTTTGGAACCCTTGTGTTTTCTTTCAACAAATCCATGATGTACTTTGTAACACTCTTGTCCCCACCAGTCTGTGACTGGATAGAGTCAACAATGTACGCAGGAATCTTCAGGTTGATAATCATGTATGTGTCTCCTATGGTTACAGCAACAGCACTGTCATCTGGGGGACTATACAAGCACACAATTCCGTTGTCAACCACTGACATCTTGTCATGAGTGGCTGACATAGTGTCACTAGTACCTGACATAGTGTCACCCACCATACTGACATAGTGTCACCCTAATATATAATTGAATATATAATTAAACAAATAATATAAATAAGGAAGGGGAGTTGGATTTAAAGCAATACAAAAACACAACTTCTCTAACCAGTTTCGACTGCTGTGTTCGTACTGAAGCTGACTGAGGCTAAGATTAAGAACTACGTTCTTTCAGTCTTGTTGTTGTGTAGGCTTCAACTTTGGTTGTAACCTGTTTTGTTGTATCCTCCAACAGCTTCTCGCTTCTGTTCGCTTCGCTTCCAGAGCTACAATGTCTTGTTGAATACTTCAACAATAGGGATGTTGTTTATTTTGTGTTGTGTAATTCAACCCTTAGTTGATATTTCCGTACCAGATGTAAGCTCCAAACAAAAACTTACTTCTGTAGATATTTTAGTAGGTGGATATTTTACCAGATATTTCCTGCTGTAAAAGATTTTCTAATTCTGTGGGAAATGTCTCCTGTCGGAGCCATTTTTTATTATTGTGTTGTGCGTAAGCTCTTGAGTTTTGTATATCTGTTGCTCTTTCAGCAACGATTGTTGTGTTTTCAGCAACAGCTTCAATAATTATTTCTAGTAAGAATGTTGTGTTTGTAATTGATTTCACCTAGATTTAATTGAAATCTTTGTGTAGCAAGGGATGGAAGTGTGTTTGGGTTTAGAAAAACTAGTGTGTTTTCCTGAAAAGCAAGGGACTCGATAGGTTTTTGGAAAACTAGAGGAATTTCAAATTAGCTAGAAATGGGGAAAATTTGGGGACTAGAGCGATTTTTAGAAACTGGAAGGGATTTTTCAAACTGGCCAGAGGATTGTAACTGGAACGGTGTCAGCCAGAAATGGAGCGCAAGGCGCGACAGTTCACACCTAATGACGCTGTTTTTGCCTAATAACGCCAACATTCCGCAATTTTTAGTCATATATAATGAAGCGTTCCGATCTATGTCTTTTACAATCTGTTACATTCTTGTGGTTGCTATCAATTCAACATTGCTATAAATTGACTCTATCGAAACAACACAACCAAGTGAGGCAACAACATGTGTGCAACTAGACAAGATGACACTATCTACCTGATAGACTCAGACACATTTAAAAAGATCAAAGCGGTTTGTGATAAGTTGCATTCCGGTAATGATTTCGCAAGGGACGCCGGACACATTCTTTGGCTTGCTTTGCAAGATTTTGAAAGCGTAGCCGCGAAAGAGTTAAAACTTTCTACAAAACCTGTTGACGCTTGATAGCAAACCCGCTATCATTCCAAACATCAAGCCGCTTGTGACGACATAGGCGGCAACATACAACAGAACGTGAGAGGAAGTCAACTATGACTGACAACCCCAAAAAGCAAGCCTTTGATTTCAGCGTTTACAAGCAATTTCCCATTCGCTTGCACACGAACAAGTGTGCGGATATTGAACGTATCCACAAAATAGCGGATATTCAGCGTCAAGGGATTAGCTTTACTGATTTTGTCCGAGAAGCCCTTGACAAGTACACGATTAAAAACACTGGGGAATGAATCATGCAATATCTTCCTGTTATGTTGTTTTGGTCTAAATCGAAACAACCTGAAATTATCAAGCGTATTTTGATGGACTATTTGCAACCTATGACATTGAAAGAATGTCAAGTGTTTATTTCAAAGCAGATGGACTATCCGCACAGGACATTTACAGTTCAACAAGTTAGCGAAAAGTAGAAAATAGGCTTGCTATCAAACAAGCCATTTGCTACAATGCCAGACATACACAAACAAGCTTAAAAGCTTTGGAGCATATCATGCCGCACACTGTCACAACAGAAACTGAAGTTTTCGCCTACAGTGAATTGAGCGAACAGGCTAAAGAAAAAGCCCGCGAATGGTACAGGAACGGCAACCTTGATTATGAATGGTGGGAAGGGGTTGAAGAACAATACACCACAGCCTGTGCATTGTTTGGGCTTGACATTAGCCGCATTATGTTTTCAGGGTTTTGGAGTCAAGGCGATGGTGCAAGTTTTACAGGAACGTATTCTTATAAAAAGGGTGCATTGCAAACCCTTAAAAAAGAGTTTCCACAATGGACGGAATTGCACGACATTTGCAAGCGTTTAACGCAAATGCAAAAGCCTAATTTCTATGGCGTTAGTGTTGACATTTCGCAAAGTGGCCGCTATTCGCATGAAATGACAATGTCTTTCAATGTGTCGGTGTATATTGAAGGGGTGGGGGGGAGGTATGATATACCTGAAGGATTAGAGGAGGATGTGGCAGACATATTCCGCGACTTGGCGAGGGACATTTATAAAAGCCTTGAGGCTGAATACGAGTTCCTGAACAGTGATGAACAGATAGAAGAGGCTATCTTGTGCAATGATTACCAATTCACGGAAGATGGGGAGATTTTCTAGCGAAAACAAGCGAAAAACAGTTGACACATTGCTATAAACTCGGGCATAATTGCCACATTGAACAACACAACGCAGGAACTGCAACCATGCAAACCGAGCAACTGACTACAGAACAGGCTAACCAAGCAATTGAAGACTTGTTGAAGGAGTGCGGCATTTCTTACACTGTTTCCCTTGTTGGCGAAACTACTCGCGACAATAATTGGAAATGTGACGAATGGCGCGTTATTATTCGTAAGGATAAGATAGAAGAAACATTCCGTTATTACACCGGGACGGGGTTACGCGCAAAACCAACTGAACGCCAAAAACAGGCCGCAAAATCTGGGTTTGTCGGACTTACTGAAAACGATATGAAAGGGGAAACAAGCTACGGCAAACGTTATCTCGCGGCTGTAGAGGCTTTGCGCTCCCCTGTAACGCCTCATATTGCAAGCGTTTTGTGTTCACTTCTGTCAGATTCGGGGGCAATCGATCAGTGTTTTTCTGATTGGTGTAGCGACTTTGGGTATGATGACGATAGCATTAAAGCCCTTGGCGTCTACAATGCGTGTTGTGGCATTGGCAAGCAAATGCGGAAAATTTTTACGCCCATGCAACGTGTAACACTTCGCGACTTGTTGCAAGATTATTGATTGAAGGATTGACAAGGGCAAAGGATTGCTATAAATTAACAATTACTAACACAGCACGCAGCGAGAAACATCATGGTTTTTAAACTTTGGTTTGACACTGAAAACGTAGCCTTTGAAGATGCGAAAGAGGTAGAAGTGGTTCGCATCTTGCGGGAGATTGCCAACAAGATTGAGCAATCCGGCGATGTTCCGGGGTTTTATCAGACAATCCGGGACATTAACGGCAACGATATAGGCCGATATGCTGAAAAGTCGGAATGATTGAGGCTTGACAAATGAAGCGTTTCCCTGTTGTTAATCGGTATATCGTGCAAATAGACAAGCACAATAAGCCTGTGATTATTGACAGGGAAACATCTAGAATTGTTTGCGAGACGCCTTACTTATGGTAAGGCTTCTTGTTTCAGTGTAGCATATGAACAAGTAAAGAAACTAAACAACAGGAGCAAGTGACATGAAAATCTATAACTTTTCCCTTGGTTTTGAAAAAGCCGGTAATGTTTCTGAGTTTGGCGGGACAATTGCCGCCAACAATAGGGAATGTGCATTGTTGTTGGCTGTGAGAAAGGCTAGAAATTTAGGGATTAAGGGTAAACTCTTTAGTCAATCTGTTATTCGTTGTTGATATTTCACCCCGCCCCACCTTTCCAGAAAGATTTTCTAATTCTGTAGAAAACGCCCTTGCCTAATAAGCTTGGGCTTTTTGCATGTCAAACCTTCTACGCTTGCCCTCCTCTCTTTTCGGTTCTTTCGATCATTCTCCATTTGTCTATATAAAATCATATAAGAAAAATCTTTAACAATGTTGGGAAGTGGCTTAGTACTTCCTGAACAGGATAACATCATCTGCCCTCATCTCTTATTGTGTCAGATAAGGAAAGAAACGGTGTTTACAGGAGGCATCCGGC